ATCCATCCACCCATCGCAGCATTAAGCCGAACCGCTGGCAATTTGCTACAGTCAGCCCTTTCTGAAAGGGAGGGGTGGGGATGATTCGAGGTCTATTGGCTGCTGCGCTGGCGGCCTTCGCCGTGAGTGCTTATGCAGTCGAATGGCGCGATCCGAGCGGGCGCGAAGTGTCGAAGCTAAAGCAAGCCGCCGAAATGGCTTTAAAGGATGCAGGATCAGCGAAATACAAAGCCCTGATGGCCTCGTCGTCGCTCGACGGGAAATCGGTTGTCATCTGCGGTTTTTTCAATGCAAAAAACTCCTACGGGGCTTACGCAGGGTATGAGCCGTTCATTTATTCAACTAGCGATAACGTATTTCGAGCCGGGAGCGACGCGAGCTCGATGATCCTCATAGACGCGATCTGCGACAGGTAGATCGCGCCGAACACGCAAACCGCCTACGGGCGGTTTTTTATTGCCTGGAGAAAAGTAATGGTAGACATCGCCAGCCTAGCGATTCAGATCGACACCAGCGATGTCGCCCGCGCAGAGAATGACCTGGAGCGCTTGGGCGCCAAAGGCGCCAAGGCCGAGCAGGCCGCAAAAGGCGTTGGCGATGCGTACCAGCAGGCCGCCGGAAAGGTCGGCGGCGTGGCAGGAGCGGCCTCCCAGGCGGGTACCGCTCTTGAGCGCAACTCCGTAGCTGCCCGCGAGAACGCCAGGGAGCTTGCGTCCGTTGATCGGACCGCCTCGTCCCTGTCCGGCTCAATGTCCAAGCTTGGCGCCACGCTCGCCGGCCTAACTGCCGGCATGAGCATCAAGGGCATCATCGACATTTCGGACAACTACGGCCAGATGGCCGACCGAATCAAGATGGCGACCGCATCCACCGAAGAATATCGGATGGTGCAGGAGCGCCTGCTGCAATCGGCAAACCGTACCTATCGCCCGCTGGCCGAGGCCCAAGAACTCTACATCCGCACCGCTGACGCCATTCGCTCTCTTGGCTACCAGACCAGCGATGCACTGGATATCACCGACAGCTTCAGCTACCTGCTCGTTACCAATGCTGCGTCCGCTGATAAGGCGTCGAATGCCATCGATGCTTACTCAAAGTCGATCCAGTCTGGCCGCATCGAGGTAGACAGCTGGCAATCGCTCATCGCTGCGATGCCGTCAGTTGTCGACACGCTGTCGGGATCGCTCGGCAAGTCTGCTGAGGAGATCCGCCAGCTCGGCATCACCGGTAAGCTGTCGCTGGCTGACCTGAACGAAGGCCTGCGCCAAACCGTCGAGCAGAACCAAAAGCTCGCTGACGGCATGGGCACGACGCTCAATGATGCGATCGTGCGGGCCAGCAACAACCTGTCTGCCTATCTTGGCGAAAGCTCCAAAGTCACGGCCTCGTCGCGCCTGCTCTCCGGGGCGCTGGATGGTGTGACGGAGAACATCGATCTCATCGCGACTACCCTTGGCGGTGTTGCTGTTGCTGCGGTCGCCAGATACGCCACCGTCACAGCCAAAAGCACAGCTGCGTCCGTTGCGCAGACGATTGCTGCAGGGCGGCAGGCTGCTGAGGAGTTGAAACTTGCTCAAGCGCAAGTTGCTTCGGCTACAGCCGCAGTTGCGCTAGCTCGCGCCAACGTTGGCCTGACAGCGTCAACAGGGCAGGTTACTGCCGCGCTCGCAGCACAAGAAGCCGCACAGAAGCGTCTTGCGGCGGCGCAGTCTGCGTCCGTAGGGCTTGGCCGGACAGTGCTCGGGCTTGCTGGTGGGTGGGCCGGCCTTGCCGTGACTGCCGGCGCAGTTGCGCTTTCCTTTGTCGATTGGGGCGACGGCGCAGAAGAGGCTGCGCGTAAATCTATCGCTCTGCGCGAAGAAACCAATCTGCTGACTCGCGCCGTCGAGGATCTTGACGCCGCGCAGGCGAAACAGGTCCTGCAGCGGATGGAAGAGCCTTATCAGGCTGCAAAGGATGAGGCTCGGAACTACGCAGCGCAGATCGAGTATCTCAACGCTCAGCTGGATCGCCACCCTGGCAGCGCAAAGGTCGAAGAGTGGAATCGGTCGCTTGTTGACGCCAAGGGCAATCTGTCTACTGTCAACCAAGAGCTTGCCACGCAAGAAGCAAAAATGCGCGACCTGAATGCGCGCATTGAGCAGAACACGAACGCCTGGAAAGGCAATCGCGAAGCTGCAAGCGAGACCGACAAAGAGGGGCAGAGCTTCCTTGCCAGCCTGCAGCGCCGGGCCGACCTTTCTGGGAAGCTGACCGAGGTTCAGAAGACCCAGATTGCAATCGAGAAGGGCTACGCAGGCGTCCTCTCCGAAACAGCGAAGCAAGAGGCTCTGGCCGCTGCTGCAGTTATTGACCGCGCCAATGCTGCACTGAACGCCGGGAAAGGCGTAGCTAAGGCGACAGACGAGCAAGCGCGAGCATTCAAGGCTCTCTACGACTCGTTGTACCCAGCCGAAGCCGCTCAACGCGAATACAACAAGCAGATCGACCTGCTCAAGAAGTACCTCTCTGGCGACCAGCTAGCCAAGGCCGTAGACCGCCTCAACTTCGCAATGGAGGGCGCCGACGCAACGGGCCCGGCCGACGCCATCGAGGAGTACAGAAAGGAACTCCAGCGCCTCGAAGACCAGCTTGACCCCGTAGGCAAGGCCACCAAGCAGTACCAAATTGACCAACAGCGGCTGAATGATGCCTTGTCGCGCGGCGAAATCACCGCTGAGCGTCATGCAGAGCTGATGGCCGAACTTGGCCGCCAGTACGACGCCAACCGCGGCGTCACGTCCGAATGGGCTCGCTGGACCGAGTCCTCTCTTGAGCGCGTTGACAGCGCATTCGCTGACGCCTGGCGAAACATCGGGGACGGGTTCTCCTCGTTCCGCGACAGCCTCACCAATGCCTTCAAGCAGATGCTGGCCGAGCTGGCTCACATGGCCATTACCCGGCCAATCGTGATGCAGATTGGCGCGGCGCTGGGGATTGGCGGGGCTGCAGGGCAGGCGACTGCCATGATGGGTGGCGGCTCGGGCGGCGGTATCGGTGTCGGCAGCCTGTTGCAATACGGTCAGACCGCCTACAGCGCCATAACAGGAGTTGGCCCTGCAGCGCTGGCTGGCTGGCAGTCTGGCGGCCTCATGGGTGGCATCCAGGGCGTCGGCGGTTACTACGGCGGCGCACTCTCCGGCATCAATGCCGGCGCTGGGCAGGTCATCGGGACGCTGCTCAACGGCGGCGGCATGACCTATGCCCCGCTGAGCTATCAGCTCTCGTCGGGCGCGCTGAACGGCGCAATCGGTGGGCTTGCTGGCATCGGCGGCGCGCTCTATGGGTACAGCCAGGCGGGGCTCAAAGGCGCAGCAACTGGCGGGCTTGGCGCCTGGGGTGGCGCCACGCTGGGCAATATCCTGCTGCCGGGCATTGGCGGGATCATCGGCGGGGCGCTCGGCAGTGCTCTGGGCGGCTCAGTGTTCGGCGGCAAATGGCAGACCAAGGATGTGGGCCTGGCGTTCAGCGTGGAAAATGGCGATTTCCTCGGCCAACAGTACGAATATCAGAAGAAAAAGGGCGGGCTGTTCAGTTCGGACAAAAAGCGCACCCGCTACAGCGCGCTGGACGCCGAAACCGCCGCGCAGTTCCAGGCCGCCTACGACGCCACCGAGAGCACCGTATCCGACCTCCTGGCCCGCATCGGCGTATCGGTTACAGAAGGTGCATACGACGGCCTGGAAATAGCCCGCCGGCAAATCTCCACCAAGGGCAAAACCGAGGAGGAAATCAGCTCGGCGATTGCAGAGTGGTTCGCGTTTGCCGGCGACCGCATGATCGCGGAGATCGACAAGGGCGTCGGCGGGTTCGGCTATTCGCTCGAAGAGCTGACCCGGCGCATCAACGTGTTCGAGGGTGTCAATGATTCGCTTGAGCTGATCAACGTCGCCGTGCTCGACCTATCTGCGCACAGCATGGAGCTGGCCAACGGCATCGCAGAGGCTGCTGGCGGGATGGATGCGCTATCGGCCAATGTGGCGACCTACTACGGGGCGTTCTTTAGTGCGGCAGAGCAGCAGGAGAAAACCCTGCAGCAGCTGCTCGAAACCTTTGACGATGCCGGCATTACCATCGCCAAAAGCCGTTCAGAGTACAGGGAGATGGTCGAGGCGATTGATGTCACGACCGAATCAGGGAGCGAGCTGTTCAACACCCTGATGGCGTTGTCCGGCCAAGCTGCGCAGTACTACTCCATTCTGGAGCAACAGGGCGCTGCGCTGATCGGTGCGGCCGGCTCTGCCTATGCGGCGCTGCAGCGCTCCATTGCCAACCAGCAGCAGGAAATCCAGCGGGCGGCGAGCAGCACGGCATCTGCAATCAACGCGCTGACCGGCGTGAGCAATTCGCTCGATGCCGCGCTCAAGCGTCTGCGCGGATCGTCGGACGACACCGTGCGGATGCTGCGCGCTCAGGCGGTGATGACGCTCAACAGTGCGCTGGTAACCGCCCGAGCTGGCGGGTCTCTGGCTGACTATGCAGGGCTCCAGGACGCGCTGGACGTTGCGTCCAACATGGACACGTCGCTGTATCGCTCGCTGGAGGACTTCGAGCGGGAGCAGGGCAGGACTGCGAACCTGATCGCTGAACTGGAGAAGGTCAACGGCAAGCAGCTCAGCACTGAACAACGGATGCTGGAGAAGTACGAGCAGCAGCTGTCTGCGCTCGATAAGCAGCTTGCTTTCGCCCAGGCGCAGCTCGACGCGCTCAACGGCATCGACAACTCGGTCATGGGCGTAGCGGCAGCAATTGCCGCAATGAACGCCTCGGTGGTTGCTGCGCTGCAGGGTCTTCCCAAGGGCGCGGCGCAGGCCAACACCCCACAGAACAACCGCTCGATCATCGACACGATTTACCAGTCGGTGCTCGGTCGCGGAACTGAGGGCGACGAGGCCGGCGCTGCGTTCTGGGCCAATGCGCTGCAGAGCGGAAAGGCGACGTACCAGGACATTGCTGCGTCGATCGCCAAGGGGGCGTTGGGGAACAGCGCGGAATCTGCTGCTACCAAGAAGTCGGCCGAGGAGTACCTGAAGGGCCTCGGTATTCCTGGGTTCGCCTCTGGCGGTCTGTTCGGCGGCGGTCTGCGGATCGTCGGCGAGAAAGGTCCGGAACTGGAGGTCACCGGCCCATCGCGCATCTACAACGCCAGCCAGACGGCGGCAATGCTGGGCGGCGCTGGCTCGACCGAGGAGCTGCGCGCCCTGCGTAGCGAGGTTGCCGGCCTGCGCTCAGCTCTTGGTGCCATTGCCAAATACACCGAGAGCACCGCCTACGGCGTGCGCCAAATGAACGAGATCGGTCTACCGCAACCGGAGGCAGCATGAGAGTAGTGCGGCCGGCGTCCGTGACGCCAACAACGCTGCTCAGCAGCAACGTCGCGCTCGATGACGCGCCCGCATGGGCGGCTGGGACGTACAGCACGGGCCAAACCGTGCTGCACAACCTGCACGTTTACGAGAGCGTGGCTGACAGCAATACGTTAGAGCCAGGCACCGAGACCACGACGCCGCTCAAATGGATCGACCTCGGCGCATGCAACCGCTGGCGAATGTTCGACAAACGCGCAGGCACCAAATGGCTGATCGGTAAATACACGACAAACGCAGAGTCGATCGATCTAACGATCCGGCCGGGGCAGGTGGTTAACGCCATCGGCCTCGTCGGCGTGGCCGGGACTAGCGTTCGCGTCGTGATGACAGCGCCAGGGGAGGGCACCGTCTACGACAAAACGGTCCAGATGGCCGATACCGGCGTGACCAGCTGGTACGACTACTGGTTCGCGCCATTCGAGCGGCGGGACAACGTTGCCATGTTCGACCTGCCGGCCTACGGCAACGCGGACGTGCAGGTGATCGTCTCTGCGCCGGGCGGCACGGCGCAGGTCGGCACCCTGGTTCTCGGAAGCGCGCTAGAGATCGGAATGGCGGTCTACGGCACCGGGCTGGGCCTGGTCAGCTACACCAGCACGACCGAGGACGACTTCGGCAACGTCACGCTCGTCCCTAGAGGCTCGCGCCGCACCGTCGATTTCGACCTTCGCATCCCTACAGATCAGATCGGCACCGCCATGCGCACGCTAGAAAGGCTGCGCGACGAGCCATCCCTCTACGTCGGCGATGCCGGCATGGACACCACCATCATCGTTGGGCGGTTCGAGCGCCTGGCGACTGTTATCGCCAATCCAGCGCTTTGCGACATGACCCTAGAGGTTAGGAGTTTCCAATGACAGCACCGGTTATTACACCGCTACCTCCTGCGCCGACGCGGGCTGATGCGCCGAGCGACTTCACGGCCAAGGCCGACGCCTTCGTGGCGGCTCAGGTCGGCATGGTCGCCGAGTTCAACGCCTCCGCTGAATTCGTGGATCAACGCGCCATCGACGCCGACGCCAGCGCCACGGCAGCAGCTGCGAGCGAGGCGGCAGCAGAGGCCGACCGCGCAGAGGTCGCCGCCAATACCGCGATCGTAGCCAGCAACACGGCAACCGTAGTCGCCCGCGCTGATGAGGTGGCCGCCAACACGCTGCAGGTAGCCGCTGACACCCAGCAGGTCGCAACGGATGCCCAGGCTGTGGCTGATGCGCTTGCGTCCATTGCGGATGGGCCGGTGACCAGCGTAGCCGGGGAGACCGGTGTTGTGACGCTGGACGACATCAACCGCGTAACCCGTGCCCGCACTCAGGCTCGCATTCTCTCTTTTATGTAAGGACATCAAAATGCCAAAAGTACACGACGCTCCATTCGCCCAAGCTGCCCGCATCCAGACCGCTGTGGTTACCGCTGCCGTCGCCAGCCTGGCTACCGACACGCCGACTGGAACTGTCGCGCTGCTCACGGCTGGTCCAGAGGGCTGTATTGTCACGCGCGTCACGGCGATTCCGCGAGCAACCGTGACAGCCTCTTCGCTTGTCATGTTCGTGAAGAAGTCCGGCGACCCCGCGTTGCGGCTGATCGATTCCGAGTTGATGGCGGCACATACCGTGGCTGCCACCACAGCCATTCCTGAAACCGTGTTTGGCAATGTCACTGACTCGGCGCCGCTGCGCCTTGATGCAGGCGACGAGCTACATGTTGGCTCGCAGGTAGCCCTGGCCAGCGGCATCGTGTTCGCCGCCAACTGGATGGATTACTGATATGGCTGATCGAGCATTGGGGAACCCGCTGGGGAATCCGTTGGGGTTGGTGCGTGCCGCCGCAGCGCCGACCATTCCAGCGGTGATCGACCTCGTTTCGGGTAGCGGCACCTACCAAACCCCGAGGGGGTTCAAGAAACTGCGAGTCACCGTGGTCGGCGGCGGGGGTGGTGGCGCTGCCATTGGGAGTGGCGGTGGCGGTGGTGGATGCTCAAGATCAGCCGTCATTGACATACCGGGCGGTGCGTCCGTTGCTATCGAATATCAAGTAGGCGGCGGCGGGCCAGGAGCTGCATCCAGCATAGACAACGGGGGAGGCGGTTATGCGGGCGGCACGTCACTCGCGTCATTTCTTGGGAATGCTCTTTCTGCGACAGGCGGCCAGGGCGGGCTGTATATAAACAATAGCGCTTCTGGTGGAGTTGGCGGCGTTGGCGCGGGTGGATTGGATAATTTTACCGGTGGCGCTGGCGGAAACTGGTCGTCCACGAACAAATCCGGCGGCGGCGGCGGCGGGGCCGGATACGATGGCGACGGCGGCGCAGGTGGTTTTGGGTATGTATCGGGCACAACGGGCCAAGCGCAGCCAGGTGTAAATCACGGCGGCGGTGGTGGTGGATCAACCAGAAACACAACATCGAGCCAGCCAGCAGGAGGCGGAGGTGGGGCTGGTTCGGTTGGCGGTATGTTCGCAACTAATAGCGGGGCGATGGCGCCCGGCACCAGCGCGTATGAGCGCAACCCTATTGGTCTGCCAGGCGGAAACGCGACGAGTTACGGCAGCGGCAATTGGATCGGCGGCCACGGCGGCCAAGGCGGTGGTGGCGGTGGTGGAGGTTACGGTGTTGGAGGTAACGGTGGCAGCGGCGTAGTGAGGATCGAACTATGGTGAAAATTCAGAACGGCCTCGCCACCCGCGAGCCCATCCCTTCGTTCCTCTCCGGCCTCGCCCCCGAATCCCTCGCCGACCTGTCGTGGACCGATCCGCAGCTAGGCGTCTCCGACTGCGCCTGGTGGCCCGAGGACGATCAGTCGCCAGCTCTGGGCGAGTTCGAGCGTTACGGTGCCGAGGCGCTGACGGTTGATCCTGAGCGCCGCGTCGTGGTCGTGGTGCGTGAGGTGGTGCCGTGGTCGGCCGAGGAAATCGCCGAGCATGAAGCCCAGCGCCGCGAAGAAATGGCCCAGCAGATCGCAGCCCGCCGCTGGCAGGCGGAGGTAGCAGGTATCGACGTTGGCGGCATCCTCATGGCTACCGACCGAGACAGTCAGGCGCTGATTACCGGCGCCGCCCTGGCAGCCATGCGCGACCCGGCCTACGTCTGCCGATGGAAAACTGCGGGCGGGTTTGTCGAGCTGAATGCCGAGCAGCTGACAGCCGTAGCCGACACCGTGCGCGCCCATGTGCAGGCATGTTTCGACCGCGAGGCGGCGCTGCTGGCCGAACTCGACGCGGGCACGCTGACGGCGGGGATGATCGACACCGGCTGGCCGAGCTGACCAATCCGCGACACCCAGACCCGCTTCGGCGGGTTTTTCTTTGCCTGGAGAAAAGTATGACCCTCGGATCAAAGCAGCGGCAGTTCACCCGCATGATCGGGCAGCTGATCGAATTCGCCTATGCCAATGGCTATGAGCTGACCTTCGGCGATGCCTACCGCGACCCGCGTGTGCACGGCGCTGTGGGCGAAAAGAAGTCCTACAGCTCAGCGGTTTCGCTGCACAAGGAGCGGCTGGCAGTCGATTTCAACCTGTTCAAAGGCGGCAAGTACATGACCGCAAGCGAGGACTATCGGGAGCTAGGCGAGTTCTGGGAGTCCATCGGCGGCGCATGGGGCGGGAGATTCAACGACGGTAACCACTTCTCGATTGAGCATGGGGGCCGGAAATGATGCGCCTGATCGCTATCGCCTGCCTGCTGCTCACCCTCCAAGGCTGCGCCGCCTCGCTCGCCTCCTACTACTGCGGCAAGCCTGCCGCAGATCGTGCGGCATACCGTGCCGTGATGGATACGCGGACGGCCCCGCATCGCGTAAGGGTCGAGTGCTATGAGTAAGCCATGGTTCTCCGGCGCGCTGGACCTGCGCGCCTACAAGCCGGGCGAGTGGGTGCTACTGGAGCCGTTCCGCTACCACGCGCGCGACGGTCGGGAATTCACGGTGCCTCGCTGGTTCATCACCGATCTGGCGAGCATTCCTTGGCTGGTCGATCCGCTGTTTGACGGCATCGACCATCGGGCCGCAGGCGTCATTCACGATTGGATTTATTGCTCTCAGCAGGTCAGCCGAGCCGAAGCCGATGAGCTGTTCCGCGAGATGCTGGAAACCCTCGGCGTCGGAGTCATCAAACGCAACCTGATGTACTCAGGGCTGCGCGTGGGTGGCTGGTATCGCTACGGGCAATGCGACGGAGGCCCGAAAGAGGAGGACTTCGCCTGGGAGTTCATGAACTCTGCAGAGCGTGAGGCGTACCGCATACGGTTTATCGCGTAGGGGAATTAGATTTGCCCGGACGGGCGAGGACGGTAGACCGGGACTCCGGCCTCCTGTGCTGCGGTGATTCGGACGGGCAATTCGACCTTTCCTCCAGCGCCTTGCTTGAATTTTGCTACAGCAAAACGAAACGGCAGATTAAGCGATTGATATTATTGGATTTTATTTGCCAATCAGCACGATCCATCATCGGCGCGACGGAAAACCTCCTACTTACCGTGGCGCCTGCGTTTGCTGGCTTTGTGGCCTGAATTGCGGGGTTTGTCGCTTCACTCATTTGCTACCGTTTCCAGCCATTTTTGCTTGTTTCTGAAAGGCCGTTGCTACAATGTAGCAAGCCGTTCAAGTTATGTAGCAAAATCCATGGGAACCATCACCACCCGCAAGCGCAAGGACGGGGCAACCCGGTATACCGCGCAGATCCGTATCATGCAGAAGGGCGTGACAGTCTACACCGAGAGCCAGACCTTTGACCGCAAAGCGACGGCGCAGGCGTGGATCAAGAAGCGTGAGACTGAATTGGCCGAGCCAGGCGCGATTGCTAAAGCAAAGCGCAGTGGCGTGACGGTCAAGGAGATGATCACGCAGTATCTCGAGGAATACGAGAAGATCCGGCCGCTGGGCAAGACCAAGCGCGCTACGCTGGCGGCTATCGGTGAGACGTGGTTAGGGCAGGTCGTGGACTCCGAGCTGACAAGCCAGGTGCTTGTCGAGTATGGGAATCGCCGCATGCAGGAGGATGGCGTTCAGGCGCAGACGGTCGGCAACGATCTAGCGCACCTGGGGGCCGTGCTTGCTGTAGCAAGGCCGGCATGGGGTTATGACATTGACCCGATGGCGATGCCCGATGCCCGGCGTGTGTTGCGCAAGATGGGCGCGGTCAGCAAGAGCAAGGAGCGGACCCGCCGCCCGACCCTGGACGAGCTGGACAAGATCCTGACCTACTTCTGCGAGATGCGCGACCGTCGCAAGCAGCAGATCGATATGGTTCGGGTCACGGCGTTTGCGCTGTTCTCTACTCGCCGGCAAGAGGAAATCACGCGCATCCGCTGGGACGCCATGCGCGAGGATGAACAGTCGGTGCTAGTCACTGACATGAAGAACCCCGGCCAGAAGCACGGCAACGATGTGTGGTGCCACGTACCTAATGAGGCATGGCGCATTCTGAAGTCGATGCCCAGGGTGTCGGAGTTTGTGTTCCCGTACAACGCCCGGTCGGTTTCGGCGTCGTTCACGCGGGCGTGTCGTTTCCTTGAGATAGAAGACCTGCATTTCCACGACCTGCGGCACGATGGCGTCAGTCGTCTGTTTGAGCTGGGTTGGGATATTCCGAAAGCGGCCAGCGTGTCTGGCCACCGGGATTGGAACTCGATGCGGCGCTATACGCACCTGCGGGGGAAGGGCGATCCCTATGAAGGCTGGGATTGGCTAGAGCGGATAATAACGGGCCCCACGATCGGGGCCCGGCAGGGTTAGGAGACGCGGCGCAAGCCTCGCCCCATCAGTTTGTCATGTTCAGCCTTGGCGCTCCGGTGCTGGCTGTCCAAGTATGCAGCCAAGTCGCTCAGGTGTACGCCCCTGGCTGACTTCTGGCTGCGCTCCATCTGTACAAGCGGCAGGTCGATCTGGCCGGCCGCCACCTTCATCTTCATCTTCTCCGGAGTCAGGTGACTGAAATAGTCGGAGCAGACCCTCTCGAGCGGAATGATTGCCGCGCCGTTGTACTGCGCCATCAGTAGGAAAACGGTATTCATCCCTCACCCCCCCCTCACCGTTACGCCGGCTGCTTTAGCAAATGAGCCGCAGGCGGATATCGCTCCGTTCACCATGTGGGCGGCATCCTTGGCATAGTCGCCATCGGCATCAAACGGAATGGCCTCCCTCACGTCGTCGGCTGTTACTTGCGGCGGCAGCTCAATCACCAGATCAGCCCGCGACGCCACCCACACGTTGGCCATCTGCTGCTTCATGTCCTCGAACTGATCTCGGGACGGCTGCCTGTCCCACCACGCCTCGAACTCTGCTATCGCCTTGTCTGTGTGCATGTCTATCTCCTATCGACTTACCCGCACGATCGCGTCAGGGTTGGCAATGCACGCTTCCAGGTAGCGTGCCACGAACGGTACGAAGTGGACGTATCGACCCCAGCCGTTAGGCGAGTCGAACTGTTCAAAGTGGCTCGGTCGCTCGACAAGCTGAGCCAGGCCTGCGCGCAAGGGCTCGATCAGCTGGCTCGCCTTAATCACGCCGATTTCATCCGGGCGCCAAAGGTGTTTGTAGATTCCTGCTTCGCCGGCCATCGTGTTGAGGTTGTGCGTTATGTTGGCGTCGTAAAGGCACTGTTCTTCGTCGTCATAAAGCGAAACGTCCAGGCTCATGGCGTGCAAATCCTCCCCGCCGACTCTCGCCGGCAGGCTGTGTGTTTGGGTGGGGTTAGGGGGTTAGGCGCGACGGATCAGGCTGCCTTGGCTTCGCGATCCAGATAGACCGCCAGCCACTTGAGCTTGCACGGACGACACACAATGCCGCTTGTGCAGCCGTATGGCTGGTCGAATACCAAGACGCCGCGGATATGCGCAGGCCCAACGTCGCGGTCGCCGCTGTTTACCTGAACGCGGACTTCGCCGTCTTCCGGCACGCACTCCGATCCGCAAACATCACAGCAGCAGATAGTGATGGTTTTCGTTGTGATGCCCATATCACGCCTCCTTCGCAGCCAGGGCGGCGTCGATGGCGGCGTCCAGCATCGACCCGCTCATCAGCCCTCTACCGTAATCGCCTCGGCTGTAGTAAATGACGTGCTCGGCCCCGCTGCACGGATCTCTCAGCCACCGATACCGCTCCGCATCCTTCCGCAGCGCATCGACCTCGGCACGGAGCTGGTCGCGTTCGCGCTCGGCCGTCTCCAGTGCGTCCGTCAGCATGCTGTTGGTATCGCGCTCTGCATTCACGCTCGCAGCGTTGGCCAGCAGCGCCTCGCGCGTCTCGCGGTCGCATTGGGCGCGCCAGTGGTGGACCATCTTCGCATTGCTGTTCGCCAGCATACGCAGCGACAGGAACTGCTTACGGAGGTTGTCATAATCGCCAGCCGGCTCGGCTTTGATCGTATCAGGGGCGCTCAGTGCAGCAGCCAGCCTATCCCGCTCGGCGGTCACGGCAGACAGGGCGGCGGCGCGGACGTATGGCGCCCGCTTGTAGTCCGTGCCCGGATGTAAAGCCTTTGCTCGGCGCGCGTCCTCCTCGTTGTCGAAAAATGCCAGTACGCCTTCCGGCATATGCTTCTTGATAAACGGCTCCGGCGTTGTCGCATCGAACAGGACCCAGAAGGGAACCAGCTCCACCCCTTCCGCCTCTGCGGGCTGGGCGAGCAGCTCGTCGATTTCTTTAAGCCGGTCCTGCGCATCCTGGCAGTAGGCCGGGTCTGCGCCACGCAGGCCGAGCCAGATCACCTTTTGGCAGGCATCCAAATCACGATGCAGCCGTTTCAACCACTCCCGATCTACCAATACCCTGTTCACTTCCCTTCCCCTTGCGCCCTGTGGTGCGCTATCAGCGAATCATCCCAATACGCCACCGGCACCTGTATGGCGCCCATGGCATCGTCCCGCTTGGCGATCAAGTCCACGACCTCGCGCTGCCGATTGCACTGCGGCGCAATGTGCAGCCCGCGGACCCACGCCAGCGGCTTGCCGTTGCGGGTCAGCCACCAGCGATCAACCATCGCCCTGGTGTCGTCGCGCGGCGCTGTAAGCACCTGCAGATCAATCTCGACGTATTCGCCCCTCATTGCCGCGACTCCTTCTGCCGCTCCACGTCGATCTGCTCGTACAGCTTGTCTACCTTGGCCTGCCGGCGTTCGATCTTGCGGGAGCGCTCCATGTGCGCGTCCAGCGCCTTGTGGTACGGCTCCATCTGCTCGATCAGACGCAGACGCTCCTTGTTGCAAGTCGATTCATTGAACCGGCGTGCAAGTCGGTCCCGCTCGGACAGATTGATAGCGCTTAGGGCTTCAAGTTCTGCCGACCGCTCGCGCTGCAGGGCAAGCGACTGCTGCTGCCAGCGCAGGTACAGCACTTCGCTGCGCCTGGGCATCCGGTGGAAAGACGAGCGGATCCATGCGACCAGCTCGTCGCGGGTCATTTCGTCGAGAATGTCTTTCTGTCTAGCGGCTGCCATGGCTGTTTCCTTCTGCCTCGATAAGTTCGTCCAGTCGCACCATCTGGCTGTGCAACAGGCTTTCAATCAGTGTTTTGTCTCTGTCGTCTATCACCGGCACTGGCACGAACAGGATGCCGGCCTGGGCCAGCTCCCGAGCCAATTCCAGCGCCTTGCGGATCTCCGCGGGGGATGCGCGGTTCATTGCGCGCCTACCTGGGTCGCTAGGGCGGCGTCGATCTTCGCCACAAGGTCGTCGAGCGCGGCGTACACGCTCTGTTTGTATTCGGGTGCGTGGCTGTGGTCGATACCGTCCTTGGTGCGGACGGTGATCGTCTGGCTGGACGGGTTGATCTTCACTTCGGCGATATGGTCGGCCGCGACGTAGCGGCCGTCCGACAGTTTGATCATGGGCATCATGCGGCTCCTTGCGCTGATAGGGCGGAGCGCCCCAGGGTGCGGATTGCCCGCTTGGCGTTGCCCAGCTCTCGCCTGGCCTCTTTTCGGCGCAGGATCAGCTGATAGGCGCGTTTGCAGTGGCGGCAGGCATATTCGCTGCCGCTGCTCAGGGCGTCGGCGACGCCGTCCTCACACAAGCCAACCTCTCCCCAGCCGCATGAACTAGGCTCGCGGTGTCTGAATGCGTGCCACAGGTGCGTCTTGATCCGCCCCTTGTCGTCGATCTTCGACTCGTCGTCAGCTGGCATGCGACTTATCGGGCAGTGCCCCAGCTTCACGCCTATGCGATGGGTCAGGCTGGCAACCTCCTGCGCTGCCCGTTCGTGGCGAATGATTGCGCTGAGCGCCTTGCTGCTCATGCGTCACCTCGTTGGGCGGATAGGGCGGCGCGCAATGCCTTCTCGTGCGGCGCGAAGCGCTCCATCGTCTTCTGGTCTGCCTCGCTCCATGCCTGCAACGGCGATCCGCAGCATTCGAGATGCGCCTGTCCGCAGCACTCGGGATAGGCGTTGTGGTAGGCGTCCTCCAGCGCATCCTGAATGGCGCCAAGGGCTCCTTTTGCAGCCTCCACCAGCCCACTCTGCTCCGGCTGCTGCTCGGTCTGCGCGATGGGGGCGGCAACGTGTGTCTCGGCCAGAATCCGATAGCGGCCGCTGCATTTAGGGCAGGCTGCTCCCATCGCGTTCTCTTTGCCGCAGTCAGGGCACTGATCCTCGACCGGGCTTGGCCCGCTCCAGTCACACATCGCGCACGTCGCGTCTGTCTGGTGAGCGTCGTTAATGCCGACATGACCGCAGTCCGTGCACTCGCGGCACTCAACGTATGCAGGCTGCTGCTCGGCCTGCGCGGGGCGGGCGTACAGCTCGTAGACGGGCCAGCCTTTGCCACGCCAGCGGTCAGCCACCTCGCGGTCGTATGTGGTAGCGGACTTGTCTGTCAGGTGGTCATCGGTGTGCCAGCCGACTGGCTGATGCTCATCCTCCGCCGGCGCTTGCTCTACTGCCGCCTGCCCATCCCTGAACCCCTGCGCTGCGGCTGTGGCCATGTCGACGGCGGTGAAGGTGTCGGTGGGCTCGGCCTGCCGGGATAGGGCGGCGTGAATATCGGCCTTGATCTGCTCCGAAATGGCAATGTCTTCTGGTTCAACATCGTCTTCCACATAGACCTCAATCAGCAGGTCGATCTGGCCGGCGCACTCCCGCAGCAACCCGCGCAGCCTCTCGTTCTCCGCCTTCGCAGCCCCCAGCTCAGCGCCGATTCGCCCGGCTACCTTCAGTGTGTCGTTCATACCTTGCTCCATATGGCAGCGTTATTCAGTTCCGCCTCGGTGGCGTAGCGCGGGTTACGGCTCAGCGCCTGCATCAGGAACGCGGCACCGTTACTTCCGGCAATGTAGTGGCGGGTGTTGGTCGGCTTGTGCAGCCAGATTTGGGTCTTGGGTCGCATGGGGCCTCCGGTGGGCGGCAGCGGAAACAGGCGCATTGGCCGATCCGCTTGCCGTCCGTGCGGCAGAAGATGGGTGCGTTCATTTGTGGGTAGCAGTCAGGATCACGACGGCAGTGCTCGTGCCGGCGAACTCGTTGTCGTAGATGCGGGAATAGTCGTGCGCGAAGCCCGGCAGCAGTTCCTTGCCTTTGGCGCTGGCCGGGAGGATTGCCACAAGGCGTCCGTCCGGCTTGAGTAGTGCAGCGGCTGCCTCTAGGTGTGCCAGCCAGCGGCCTTCGCTGAATGGCGGGTTCATCACGATGCGGTCTGCCTTGGACTGGCTTGGCGCCCACTTCAGGAAGTCGGCCTCGATGACGCTGTGCCCCTTGGCGCGCAGGATCTCGCAATGCAGAGGGCTGATCTCGACGCAGGTCGTTTGCAGCTGTGGCAGATGGTCGGCAATGCCGCCTTGGCCAGCGCTTGGCTCAAGCACGCCGTGGTGCGGTTCGATCTGTGCCAACTCAACCGCTGCCAGCGCGATGTTCTCCGGGGTCGGGTAGAACTGGTGCGACTTCTGGTCAGGGATGCAGCCAGAGCACACTACGGCGTCCAGCACCTCGGTCGGGTTGTAATCGAACTGCCAGTAGTGGCTGACCTTAGTCGCGCCGAGCGCCTGCAGAACCTTCTCAGCTTCTGCCATAGCCGCCTTGTCGTGCTGGCCATAGTCGAAGCGCATCGCGTTCGGCACGTCCTTGTAGCGCTCTGGCCAGCCGTCCAGCTTTTCGCTGACTTGGCGCATCCCGGCGAGCAGGTCAACCACGGCGAACGGCAGCGGCCTGTCGAACAGCTCGAAGTCTTTGAGCTTCTTGGTGCGCTTCGGCTTTGTTCTTAGCTCAGCCGGTATAGCTGTCGGGTGCAGGTTCGCCAGGATAGCGTTGAGCCGCCACGCCATGTCCGGGTGAACTTCAAGGTGAGCCGTGGCCACGCCGCCGTATACGCGAATCCTCAGCGCGCCGCCGTCAACCGCCATCCACTGCCCATTCTGCCGGCTGGCCGCCTTGATCACGGGATCGGTAGAGCCATGCTTTGGCTCGTCGCGCCCCATGAACTTGGCGATCACGCAGCGCAGGTCGTTGATATGCCCGGCCGTCCCGTAGCTGAACACACCCTGGATGATCATGCGCTTGCCGAAGCCCTGTGGCTGGTTGGTCACGTGCTGCCGGCTCAGCGCCCGGAAGATCCCGTCCACGCGCTCAGCCAGGAATTGTGAGCGGCTGTGCAGCAGGCTGGTAAGCGTCGACCGCACCGTTGCCTCCTCGAACTCAGGAAGCGCGGGCAGCTCATTCTCTCCGCTGTACTTGCTGGCCCTGCGGCCTTCCGGGTTGCGGATCTGCTCGTGCCACTCTTCGCGGCGCTTCTGCGGCATGTAGTCCATCACGTCCGTCATGCGCAGTGCGCGGCTCCAGAAGTCCGCGTTGAGCTGGGCAATGGCGCCCTCGACGCGGAACAGCGCTTCAACCGTGGTCGGCATACTGTGCCGCTGCTCCCGCACGTTGCCTTCGACGAAGTAGTGCAGGGCCGATGCGTTCTGGCCGTCTCGCACAGCCTCTGCCAGCGCCTCGATGTTGCTGCGCGCCGCGTTGTATTGGCCGATCAAGCCGTCAACCAGATCGGCAGACATTGGGGCGAAGAACTCGGAAACGTCCTCTACCAGCTCGCCGTCCAGGTGTTTGGCTACTGCTGTCATGCTGCCTGCTCCTGTGACTTCCAAGCCCCGCACGCCTCGAAGATCCGCGCGGCCTGCGCCTCGTCCAGCGACGTGCCGCCCGGCATGGCTATCCAGCCAGAGCCGACCAGGTGGTTCGGGTTGCAGCCGGCCAGCAGCTCCCGGTAGTAGTGTTCGAGTGCGCTGGCTAGCGTCTCGGACTTGAACATTCCGTCCGGCGCAATCTCGGTCGATTTCATGTAGCGCTTGCCCTGTGCGTCTAGGCAGAACGCTCCGATATAGATGACCCAGCGGTGCGAGATATCGCAGAGGGCGCCCATGACCTGCCGGCTTGGCGCGATGGCCCGGACGTCTCGCCAGTCGATCAGGTACTGGTCGTCGTTCTCCATGCGCACGACGGCGACACGATGCAGGCGCAGCAGCGATCGACTGACCTTTTCAAGCCTGGCCCTGGGTATGTTGCTTTTCATGGCCACACCTCGCGCAGCGCCTCATTCTGCTTGGCCTGCGGAGTGCCACGCTTGCGAAGGGGCAGGCTGCTCACGGCGGAAGAGCGGCGGTTTCCGCGCGCACGGCTCTTGGCGTCTGCCTCTGGATTGCAGGAGTTGTTGAACATTGCCGGTTTTACGGGGGCTGGCTTGCCGATGCTGTCCGGCAGCTGCTGGATCTTGCCGCCAGCGTTCAGGTATGCAGCCGTGGCCGCGTTGATTCGCGCGCGCAGAGCCTCGCCCTGCGCTATGGCATGGTTGTCTATGAGCATTGGGATGTACCGGGGAGGAGGGCGCGCTTGGCGCCCGGGGTGGATCAGATCAGCAGCGAGCGGGCGCCGCGGTAGGGGTTGGCGAACGGGATTCCGTCGTCGAAGTCGTCAGCCGGAGCGGGCGCTGCCTGCCGTTGTTGTGGTGCGGCCTGTCGTTGCGGCGCTGCCTGACGCTGCTCTTGCGGCGCTCCGCCGATCAAGCTGATTGCCGACACAGTGCCGACTAGCTTGTTACCGCTGCTGCCGTCGCGCTTCTGGAACTCCTCGACGTGCACGTCATCCAGGGTGACGCTGACCCACTGGCCCTTGACGAGATACGGAGCCAGCGCTTCGGCGCGCTTCGCCCACAGGGTTGCTTGGACCCACTGAGTCGGCTTGCGGCCAGTGGCCGGGTCTTTGCGGCCGTAGTCGCACGGCAGGGCCAGTTCGAGCACGGCCTGCGAATTCTGGCCTTGGGTGTAGCGCAGCTCCGGCTCGTTTCCGATGCGTGCTGCGGTGAAAAGCTGGGCCATTAACGGCACTCCTTGACTGAATAAACAACGGTGGATTTCTTCTTGAATGCCGACAGGTCGGCGCCGGGGGCAAATTGGTCGATTGCTTTGGCGTAGTCATAGCCGCCAGAACGCTCAGACCGAATCACTTGAACAAGCCGGCCTTTCTGGCTCTGCTCGCCAGCCTCAGCGATGAGCGCCTTCTTGGCTGCCTCAAGCCTGGCGCAAGCCTTGTCGGCTTCTGCCTTGGCGTCGGCATACTCAGCTTCGAGCGCCGACCATGTGAGGTCTTCGCGGATCAGCGGGATCAGGTGCCGCGCCGACTTCTCTTCGCTGGCGATGGTTGCCAGATACTCGGCCCGGAACGCCTCAAGGGCCGGCATGTGCTGGAACAGCCAGAACGGATCAGCCTCGACACGCTCAACGATGATTTCACCGTCGCGCCAGATCACGAAGTCGCACCAGTCGCGCATGGTCACGGCCAGTTGCAGTTGAATCTGCGCGGCGTAGTGCGGCACTTCGGCTAGGGTCGTATAGGTGGCGCGGAACGGGCATTTCACCTCGATCAGCCCGTCATGGCCAACCAGCCCATCAGGCGATGCCGCCAGCCAATCATGTTCGGCGTGAACATGCAGGCCGGTGGAGATGACCAGGCACTCGGCCTGATCCTCGTATGCCGCGATGGCTTCCGGTTCGTGCTCATGCCCGAACGCAGTCGCCTCGTTGCCACTGAACTCTGACTCGGCCCCGTGATACTCGCGAACCATGTCGCGCAGAACGCCATCGGGCGTTTTGTATTTGTCCAGCCCAAGAATCGCGGCGACCCGCGACCCGGTGATGCGGCCGACCCGTTGCGCGAGCCAGTCATCGCCCTGAAAGGCATTGAGCGAGGTCATGCGGCCTCCTTCTTCTGCTGTTGCAGATAGGCCAGCGCGCCATTGAAACGATCCGCTGTCAGCGCCTCAAGGGCATCCAGCCGCACACTGGCGCACCATGTCGCCTCGTCCAGTTCGGCGGCCTGCAGGGCGGCACGCAGCTCCGCGGCCTGCTTGGCGCTGATCGCCGGCTTGGCCTGCTTTGGCTGCTGGCGCGGCGCGTGGCCGACTGCGCTGTTAGCGTCGTCATCCTCCTGGGCAATGCCGGCAACCGCAGCCAGCGAGTAGCGGCGGCAGTAGGTGATGGCGGAGCCAACGCTCTGCGCGTCCAGCTTGCTGATCGGCGCGCTGATAACGCTGCTCATCCATTGCCCCGAGCTGTGCATTAGGACTGTCTCGACGCTGACGATGCCCTGCTCATAACTCGGGCATTGCGAGACGGACAGGCCATGCGAGGCGAAGACCGGGCGCACCGTGTTCAGCACTTCGGCCAAATCCGCATACCGCGATTTGAAGTGCGGGTTGTTGCTCGACTTGCTGGCGTTCTCGATTTCGCCCTGCGCCTTTGCAAGCGCCGTGGCGAGTTCGTTGATCTGTTCTGACTTGTTCATGCTCAACCTCCGAAGAAGTGAAAGATCGCCGCCTCACTGAAGAGGCCGACGATCAGCGTTGCGGAAAGGACGCCGAACCCGGTAAGGGTCCACCAAGCAGCTGCGAATGAGTGGCCTGTGGGGGTGTCGTCGTAGTCGATGGTTTCGGTTCTCATAACGGCGCCCCGTTGGTGATTCGATCTGCAAGGCCGTAAACCACGACCATAAATACTGTTGCCACGCCAGCGCATAGCCAGAAGACGGCTCGCTGTTTTGTGCTTTGGTAGCTAGCCATCACACACCCCCCAATAGCGCCACGTACGCGAGAGCCGCTAAGAAAGGCGCCACTCCGCCATACAGCAGGAAGGCGCCGGCTATGTTCTTGAGGGTCATGGCTGCTCTCCTTGCATGGCCTCGCCGAGAGTTACAAACCGGAATGAATCAGGCAGCTTTACAGCCTCAATTGAGCCGCCAGATAGGGACTGGATCATCTTGATCAAAACGTCCTGGCACTCGGCCGGAAATTTTATGTGGCATACCGCTCCGTCAATCTCTGCGGTGATTTGTAGCCGTGTGATTCGAGTCATGGCTGGGCTCCTTGCAGGTCTGCTAGTAGCTCTCCCACGATGTCGTCGTGGTAGGTGTCCATTTCTGAGCGATGAACGTCGGTGAACTGACCCTCTACGGTGTCGTGATGCCCGGCCATGTAGCCACTGTTGTAGAGGCGCACCGCCATTCGATCCCGCTCAGCGATAAGGGCTTCGCGCTCATTCGCAATGCGCACAAAATCGGCGTTGGCCTCGGTCAGCTCGAGGCGCAGCGCTTCGTAGTTCTCGACGCGAACCCACCCGCCATCAGCATCTTCATGCATCAGCGCGCTCAGGCCGTCGTAGCCGAACGGGTCGTACCGCTTCACCTCCTTGCTCATGCCGCCTCCTCGCATGCCTTGCGCAGCGCAGCCAGGGTTTCTTCACAAGATCGGGTGCCGGCGAACTCGATCAGTTCGACTGGCTCACCCTCGTCGTCAGTCTGGCCAATGTCTGCGTAAACGATGGTTTCGCCAGCAAGCTGTTCCATGCTGATCTGGATGTTGTTCTGGACGAAGTAGGCCTCGTCCTCTGGGTGCACCTTGGTCACTTCAATGACCTCGGCGCGACCGTGCGGCGCGATGTATACGGTGGCTTTCATGCCGCCTCCTCCTGTGCTGGTAGCAGGAACTCGCTGACCTTGCCCGCCAGTTCGGCAATGTTCGATACGATCAGCGTCGAGGGTCTGAAATCCTGCTCGTCTACATAAACGTCGTGCCAGAACGAGTGTTCGTAGTCTTTCGCCTGATAATCGGTGTCTGCCGGCAGGACGTAGACGGTCACGCAGTCGACGTGCCCCGCGTAGCTCATGTGGGCGTGGTATCGGCCGGCGCCGTTCACTTCTAGGCACACGCTGAACAGGTCCAGTAGTGCGTTGCGGATGTCGTTGTTCATGCTGCGCTCCGTTGCTGGTTCACCAGCTCTGCGTGAATGCGGGCCAGCCGGCGCAAGTCGCCGACCGTGATGTATCGTTCCTGCTGGCAGTCGAAGTCCTCGATGCTGCTCACAGTGATGATTTCGCGGTCATCCTTGACCTTGCCGTTCCACAACGCTGCCTCGCGGGCGAACGGCTCCAGCGCTTCGCGTAACTGATCATCCGGGCACGGGTATTCCCGAACCCCTGGTTCGTGTCTGTACATGGTGGATACCTCGGTTGCCCGGATGGGCGGGGGAAGGGGGGATGCAGGTGTGGCTGGCTGCCGAAGTCCAGCTTTTATCCGTTTCCGGTTTTCCCTCGGATATACCGATTGCGGCGAATCCACTGCATCGGGAAGCGATCTGGCGGGTCGTGCCGGATTTGAACCGGCGACCTCGTGCGCATCGCGCTCTACCAGACTGAGCTAACTACCCTCGCGGCGTTGCAACTGTCGCTGCGGTGCCGTGCAGATCGCTTCCCGATGCAGGCTCGTTACGTGAGCCATTCGGCCTGCTACCGATTCCCGGCAGGCGCTAGGCAGGAGTCGTCTTCCGTGACGCCGGATCGGCTCCGGCTGTGTGCGCTACGAAAGGATCTTCAGTTGCCACTCGTTTGTTTCGTAGATCAGGTGAGCAGCGTCGCCGCAGTCGGCCAGAATCTCGCGCTTTAGGTGAAACGCCTTCTCAAACAGTTCGCCTCCGTTCGCGGCGTAAAGCTGCCGACCTTGCTGCCGGCCCTGGTAGGTCAGAATGCCGACCAGGTAGTCGCCGCCGACGATCACGCCAGATACGTCGTCTTCTTTTGCTGCGTCGTGGATGCTGCCCATGCCTGTCTCCGTGGATGTGTCTGTGGCGCTACCAGCACCGGGCGCCCTCGGTTATTACAGGCCCGTTAGGGTCTGGCCTGGCTGGCTCAGGGTTTCTCTCTCCACCACTCCCACCCCCACAGCGCAGCTAGTACGCAGATGAGGAGGAGGGTTTGGGGTAGGGTTAGCATGGGGTGCCGCGGGCCTTAGCGATCGCCGCGCTGGCAAGGTCCCCAGCTTTCGCATGACCCATTTCGAGCAGGCACTCAAGCGCCTCCAACAGCTCAGGCGCGGCAGCAATCAACGCGAGCGGAGCCCAGTGTGTCGGGGTTGCATTGATGTACGGCCAAACAAACCGCTTAGGGTTTGCAAACCCATCCGGCTGCCCATAGTGTCCATCAGCAATCCTGCCGTTCCTGCCGCGTAGCAAGATGCGTGTGCCGTCTGTGGGTGCAGTCTCAATCGGCTGCCATTTCATTTGTTTGCCTCGCTACGTCTAGGTACATCCTCCCACCGACCCGGCGCCACCTGCGCCCGGATCGTCGCGGACTCCCCAGGCTGCGCCGTGTAGTACGGCATCGCCTCGCCGCGCACAATCCATTCGCGCTGCTCGCCGGTATCCACGTCGCGGACTATCACGATCTCCTCGCGCCCGCTGGCAATCCGATATTCTGCACTGCTGCGGTCGTGCCATTCCGCCCACCATTCTGCCGCATCGGCTGGGTCAGTCGCCGTGATCGTCGCGCCGTCTTCCTGCTCCTGGCCCAGGTCCGAGCACCAAACAACGTATGTCCTCATCTCTCTCTCCATTCTGTTAATCCCCGCTGCAGCCTGTCGCCAAGCTGCGGGGGTGGGGTTAGGCGTTCATCGCGGCTTGAATGAATATCCGCGCCGCCTCAGCATTGATGGCGTTTCCGTAGGCGCGCAGCTGCTCCACTCGGTTGGGATATTCATTAGCCAACGGGAATGTTCCGGGCTCAATCGGCCTTCGCTTTCCGTCAAGGCATTGCACAAACTCAACCGCGCTTGCATTGCTAATGAAATCTGACGCCCCTCCTGAATCCTTCGCAGCACGCCGGGCAGCCTGCAATCCGCTTTCTTTCCGTCCGAGGCCAGCGGTGTCCGCCACAAAGAAAAGTCGCTCGCGAGGTGTGAACGAACCTGCGCTTGCGGCTTCGATAGGCATTGCCCCAAAGGCGTAACCCATGGCCTCCAAATTACTTCGCACAAGAAGGAGCCATTGAGTTGCGCTCGCAACCTGTTCTCCAAAGAACGCTGCAGGTCGGCGCTGTTCGATAAGCCAGGCAAGGAATGGCCAGAGGTGTCGCTCATCAGCAAACCCAGCGCCTTTGCCTGCCGTGCTGAAAGGCTGGCATGGGCAACTCCCGGTCCATACAGGAACGTCATCTGGCCATCCGGCTCTACGAAGAGCGAGGGACCAGACTCCAACACCTGCAAAGAAGTGGCATTGCGTGTAACCGGTGAGGTCTGAAGGGCAGACATCCTCGATGCTCCTCTCGTCTACGTCGCCAGGTGCGATGTGGCCGGCTGCAATCAAATTGCGGATCCACTGCGCCGCGTACGGGTCGTGCTCGTTGTAATACGCGGTCATGTGCGCCTCGCTTGTTAATCCATCAAGCCGCCAACTGCGCCTCATCCATCCGCTGAGCCCGCGCTACTTGATGAGAGCGGGGCTTGGTCTGATACCGGCAGGGCTGAGGTTTAGAAACGCTTCTTGGCATTCTCATTGACCTCACGGCGGCGCCGATTCAGCTCAATCAGTCGCTCTGTTTCCGCGTCATCCTCAATCGAATCGAATGCTGCGAGCACCAATCGCGAGTAGTCGCGCCCATCGCCCCTTAGGTCTGCTTGCCCACGCTTCGGCTTCAATTTCATGTGACTGCCTCGAAGATTGTGCTAGATGCCGAAACACCAAAGCGCGACCAGTTGGATGGTGAATAGAACTGAACGGTTTTTGCGATCCTGACGATGTGCTCAGCCCCGAATCGGAACGAATTACCCTGGTACTGGCGGGGCTTCGTCAGCTTCTTATCCAGGCAAGTGGCGCCAACCACGCGCCCGTCATTCAGGCGAACTCCGTGGCGCAAGGCGCGCCCGCAGTGATCGCAGTTGCAGTCGCTCTCGTAACCAACAATTGCTATCTGAGTCATGTCCTTTCCCCCTGAGTGATTCATCAAGCCGCCAACTGCGCCTCTTCCATCCGCTGAGCCCGCGCTACTTGATGAGAGCGGGGCTGGGTCTGGACGGCGCACATAGCCGGCTAGGCGTTCATCGTCACCGTGATGCAGCCGTTGCTGGCTCGCATCACACTCCAGCGGTTCAACATCACGACGGGCCCGAACTTCTTGCCCGCCGCGCGCTTCACCTGATCGGCTACCGACTGCAGGCTTTCGCCTTCCTCTGCAATGGCCAGCCACTGGAGCCGCTTGCCGCTGCTGAGGCTGGCGTCGATGTTGAACTGGGCCATTTGCTATCCCTCAATCTCAAAGTGGCGGCGGGCGATCTGCTCGCCGATCTCATCCAGCAATTCAGCGGCGCCGAAGTGGTTAACGATCTGCTCGATGTCGAAGTTGGCGAGCACCGAGGCGCCGTCCGCGTCGTATGCAGAGACGACCATCAGCGTGCGGCTGTCCGGGTTTACGTCGATCTTGCAGGCGTCGAAAATCAAAACTGAGATGTTCATTACTCACCCTTCCAGTGGATTCCCCCTGATGCGCCCCGCTTGAGGCGCACCGAGGAATCGTCTGTCTTGCTGGCCTCCGTTACTTGCCACGGTGGGCTGGGCTGATAATTCGGAAATCCCGAATTACCTCTCTCCGCTGCGATTCCTTGTCTGAGTCGTCTCTTGCCCGCTGCCGCAACTGGCGTCGCACCGGGTGACATTTCGCAACTTCGCGTGGCTGCATGTGGAGCCACGGCCAGTTCCAGAGCTGGCATGGGGCGGAAAACTTGTTACTCGCGCTGTGCCCGGTTGGGGATTCCGCCGCGAGGGTTCTGAAGTTTTAAAGAGCGTGGGCTTTTCAGGCCCTGACGCGGTGCTGCTGCGTCGATGGGTGAACAATAAGCCAATGCCTAATCTTGTGCAATAGGCATTAGCTAATTTTTTTCGAGTAGACGAACGAAACCGCCCCGAGGCTCTGCCGAGGCCCTATTGAGGGAATCAGGAATCAGGAATCAGGAATCAGGAATCAGGAATCAGCCGGGCTCGACATGGCCTAGGACATGCCTAGGCCCGTACATTGGCTGGATGGTGCGGAATAGAAGGGTTCGCGGCTATGTCAGCCTAGTGCGCCGCCGCGCCATATGACGCGACCCATGATAGGCACCTCGGCCATTGATGCGGCAGAGACTTCCTCGTCTGGATAGCGGGCCTTGTCCGGGTTGTCGCTGCGAATCAGCCAGTTGCCTGATATCTGCTGCGCCATGCGCTTGATGCTTAAGCTGCCGTCTGGCCGGCGGATTGCGTACACCTGGCGGTCTCGCGGCTCCGTGTCGGAGCTGTCGAACAGCACCACGTCACCCTCGAAGATGTAGGGCTCCATGCTGCTTCCGCTGGCGTAGATGACAAACAGGTGCTGCGGCTTTGCGCCCATGCGGCGTAGCCAGTCGCGCTTGAAGGCAAGGCCTCCATTCACTTCGACGTGCTCGTTGAGCGCGCCGTCACCGCAGGCGCCGCGGGCGCTGTATTGGGGGATGAGGGCGTAATCGTCGCTGCTTGGAGAGTGCCCGGCGCGACTGTCTTCCGCCGGCGTGGCTGTGAGGCCAATCGCTGCTTCGCCAAGATTGCCGATCTGCAGGTCGCCGTCTGTTCCTGGCGAGCGATGAGCCTCGTCAGCAATTAGCACAGTTCCTTCCGCAAGCCCCCAGTGGCTGGCAGGAACGACATCGGAGAAGAAGGTGATCATCTGGATGATCTTCGTCTTGTCGATACGGCCGGTCGCGATCCACCCCTGAACCGATGGCGGCTTCACGTTGAAATGGTCCGCAAGGGCCTTCTTTGAAAGACCCTTCTTGATTCGTGCGGCGTCTATAGCTGCGCCAAGCTGTTCACCTTTAAGCATTGCCTAATTTACCCCCGGTGAATATCGGTTAGGCAATGGCTTGCTTCTCGATTAGCTAATGCCTTATTCTGTGCCCGTGTCACTACGGAGAGCACCAAATGACCCCCGCACAAGCAGCCCAGAAGGCGGCGCAAATCCTCGGTAGCCAGGCGGAGCTTGCTCGCCAGCTCCAGATTCGCACGCCGACTGTAAGCCAGTGGTGCTCAGGTGGCCGGCCGATCCCGGCTGCTCGTGCACTGCAGATCGAATCAGCAACTGGCGGAAAGGTCCGCCGGCAAGAGCTGTGCCCGTCCTTCCCGTGGGAAGGCGTGGCCGCCTGAGAACTGAAAAGGAAATCGACCATGTACCACGACCCCAAACATCTGCGTGACCACATCACGAAGGTTCGTCTCGACGAAGACACCGACGAGCTTCTGCAGTCGCTGGCGAAATTCCATCGCACCCAGAAAGCCGTACTGGCTCGCGAACTGCTGGAAGCCAGCCTGCGGGACATGCTTTCGCGCCTTGAGGATACCGAAACCGAGCAGATGGCCTGAAGGCCTCGAAGGGGGCCTCATGGCTGAACAAGAAGTCGCTCTCGATGAGCGCTACCAGCGCGCATTGCATGAGCTAGCAAGGCAGGAAGGCAAGTCGCCAGAAGACCTGGGCGGCGAGCTGATCAGGGATCAACTGCGGAAGATCACTGAGCCGAAAGGCAATACCGGAAAGGTGCAGCCGTTTCGGAGGAGGGCAGGCCCTGAAAAGGGACCGAAAAATGGGCAATAAAAAACCCGGTGGGAAAGACCGGGTTCTTCAAACACCAAGTGAGGTAAATCACATGAGTAATGTAGCGCAAAACCACCTTCTGCTCAATAGCAAGATCGGCGAGACCGATCTGACCGCGATCATCAAGAACATCGCCAGGAAAGCCGATGTTGGCGGGCTCTGTGTCATGGCGCCCGGAATCGCATCTCGCGTTGTTGACGAGATGAACTTCCATGGCCAGCGCCGGGTTAAGAAGGCGCGCGTAGCGGAAAACCTGAAGCTGATGCGCGATGGCGGCTGGGAGCCGCACGTTTCCACCTTGGTTTTCTGCGAACTGCCTGATGGTTCGCTGACCCTGATCAACGGGCAGCACCGTTGCTGCGCCATCGTCGAGCTGGGCGCTCCGGTGAAGACAAAGATCGACATCATTCCGGCCCGCGATGCTGATCATGTTCGCAGCCTGTACGCGAAGTACGACGCGAAGTCGTCCGTTCGCACCGAGACGGAGCTGGTAAAGGCGTCCGGCCTGGCGGATGCGTTTGGAATCAAGACTCGAACCGCCGAGATTCTGATCAAGGCCGTCCCCATCGTCATGAACGGGATGGAGCCGAACACGCGTATGCCGGGTCGCGAGCACCTGAACCAGTTCTCGTACCGGCTGGAGGCTGCCGCCGGATGGGCGCGCGAGGCTGCTGAGTTCGACGAGATCACCACCTTTGCCGAGCAACATATCCGCCGCAGCTTGCTGCGTGCTGGGACGATGGCGGTCGCCATTTACACCCTGCGCCACTGTCGTGAGCGCGCGCTTGAATTCTGGTCTGGCGTTGCGATGAACGACGGTCTTCGCAAGACCGACCCTCGCGCCCGCCTGATCGCCGACTTTGCTGTGCGCACCCTGGCCAGCGGTTCCGTTCGCCAATCGGTACAGCAGTCGGCCCTTGCCTGGAATGCCTTCTACGAAGGGCGCGAGCTGAAAATCATCAAGTGCATTGAGGGGGCGGACATCGTTATCGCCGGAACCCCGATGCGCAAAGGGGGCGCCAAGTGAGAGAAGTTAAATCTATCTCGCTCCGCCGCGTGGACCTGTCGGGCAGTCGCCCGACCGTTCCTGAGACGGTGAATGCGATGGCCAAGTCGCTGAGCGATGTTGGCCTGATCAACCCGATCACTGTCGTCGCTGCCAAGGTTTACGACAACTCCATTTTTGTCGATGGCTTCCGCGTGGTCGCCGGAAACCACCGCGTAGCCGCTGCTCGTGCGCTGGGCTGGCAGGAGATCGACGCGTTCGTGATTGCCGACGATGACCGCCTGGAAAACGAGCTGCGCGAGATCGACGAGAACCTGTGCCGCGCCGAACTGACCCCGGCGCAGCGGGCCTATGCCATCAAGCGCCGGAAGGAGATTTGGGAGGCGAGGAATCCGAATGGCGTAGTTGAGGTGGAACAAATTGTTCCACCTCAAGATGGAAAGCATGGCGGTGCTCGCCCGCAGAAAAAAGAGTTCGCAGCAGATACCGCAGCCGTCACCGGCCAGTCGAAGCAGGACATCAACCGCCACGTCTCCCGCGCCGAAGCCCTGGGCGATGACCTGCTGGAAGTAACCGGCACGTCGCTGGACAAGGGCGTCGAGCTGGACGCACTGAAGGCCATGCCGGAGCCGGAGCGCAAAGAGCTTATCCAGAAGGCCAAGGCTGGCGAGAAGGTAACTGCCCGTAAGCAGCAGGAGGCCCCATTGAGGGCCTCTGAGGCTGTTTCTATGGTGATCCGGCAGCTGGATATCTTTCTGATGGTGCTCGCCACTAGCGGCATCTCAGTCGATCAGCTGGCGGACCGCTTTGCGGATGAGTTCGACCCTTCCGACGCAACAACTAAAGCCAAGGTCGAGGCCATCATTCCGCTGCTGGATGCCCTGGCACGCATCGGCGCCGAACTTGATCTTGAGGAGGCCGCATGAGCTTTCAGGCTATGGCCTGGGCAGTCGGCCAGAAGCTGCCCATGAAAGAGAAGTTCGTTCTTCTGATGTTGGCCAACCGCACCAACCACGACACCGGCCGCTGTGATCCGTCGCACCGTCGCATTGCCGAGGACTGCGGGATGAGTCCTGCCACCGTAAAGCGCGCCATCAAGGAGTTGGTCGCTGGTGGGTATCTGTCTGTTGAAAACCGGGTGAAGAACGGCGAGAAGCAGCCCAACCAGTACAAGCTGCATCTTGACCGGGTAGGGTCACACAGCACCTACCCCCTGCAAGAGGCATCCGAAGTAGGGTCACACAGCACCAAGGTAGGGTCAGACAGACCTAACCTAGGGTCAGAGGGAACCGTGGGGGTAGGGTCACAGGGAGCTATAAAACAGGAATCTTCTAAACAGGAAGTTAAACAGGAAGAGAACCTGAAAAACCTGCCGGCTGCGACAAGCGCTGCCGGGGCAGTGGTGATTCCATTCGAGGCGCCGCGCGTAGAGATCCCGGCTGACATGCCGGGGCCTAAGGATCAGGGCTGCAAAACCTTCAAGACCTGGGCCAACTACGCGATGGCCTACCGCAAGCGCTATTCAGCCTGGCCGGTATGGAACGCGAAAGTCGGCGGACAGATCAGCCAACTGATCGACCGTCTAGGTATCGACGTTGCGCACAGCGTTGCAGCGTTCTACGTCACCGTGAACGACGCGCGCCTGATCAATGACTGCCACAGCCTGAATCACCTGCTCGCCAAGTGCGAAGCCTTCCACACCCAATGGCAGACCGGCCGCCAAATGAACGGCCGCACTGCGCGCCAGATGGAAGACACCCAAGCGAACGTGAACGCAGCCCAAGAGGCCGCGCGCCTCATCATGGATAAGGAGGCGATCAATGCTTTCCTCTGATCAACTGGCCGCGCTGGCGGGCGCCGTGTGTGCCACCGCCGAGACGCTTGGCCAAACCATTAGCCCCGGCGCCGCAAAGATGATTGCGGAAGACCTGGCCGACTACCCAGCAGAGGACATTCGCGCCGCGCTGCAAGCGTGCCGCCGCGAACTGACCGGCAAGCTAACACTGGCTGCCATTCTCCAGCGCGTACAGGCTGCCGATGGCCGTCCTGACCCGAACGAAGCTTGGTCGCTGGCCCTGGCTGCGTCTGACGAATTCGACAGCGTTGTCCTGACTGACGAAATCCAGCTGGCTCTCGGCGCCGCCCGCGCCATTCTCGACGCTGGCGACAAGGTGGGGGCGCGCATGTCGTTCCTGTCCGCCTACCAGCGCCAGGTTGATACCGCTCGCCGCGAAGGGAAGCCGGTTAACTGGAAGCTATCGCCCGGTTTCGACCAGCAGCGCCGCCTGATGGCCGTCGAGGAAGCTGGTCGCCTCGGTCGCCTGCCTGCGCCGGTTGTGCAGCAGTACCGCGCTCAACTGACCCATGAGCCGATCACTCAAGACGGCGCCGCCATTGCTGGCCTGATCACTGGTCGCGTCGCTATGCCGACCCCTGAAGTTCGCGCCAAGTTGCGATTGGTGAAAGAAGCCGTTGAAGAGAGCCAGGCCGCGAAAGAGAAAGCCCGTCTCGCTGAAATCAAGGCGATGCAGGAGCGTTTCGAGGCGAAGCGCGCGGCGCAGCTAAAGGCACTCAAGGAGCTGGAGGCCAAGGCATGAGCACCTCTATCGGAACCGGCCGCCTGCACGAGGGCGGCCTTGACTGCCGGAATCTCTGCGAAATCTGCGGTACCAGCCGCACCACTCGCCGGCACCAAGCCTGCGCGCAGATCCGCAAGGCCATCTACTCCTCGCCAGCCGCTCAGCGCCTAGAGGTTCAGGCACTCCAGCGCCAGGGCTACCGCCCCCAGGCAATCACCGGGGCAGGCATAGGCCTATCCCGCGGCAATGACCATCGCGTCGTGGATGAGCACGGCAAACAGATTCGCGGAGTGGGGGCGAAACGATGAGCACGATTATGGAAATGGCCGCCGCCTACGAGCAGGCCCGCACAGCTCCCGATGTAACAGATCGCGCTACTGGCCTAGAGGAGGCAGATCGTATAGGTGGCGTGGCGCTGGTACAGGCCAGGCTGCAGGGGCAGGGCGCTGAGGAGTGCGAGGAGTGCGGCATCGAGATTCCCGAGGCGCGCCGTCGTGCTGCGCCTTGGGCGGTGTGCTGTGTGGATTGTCAGGGCCTGCGCGAGGGTCGCCGGCATGGATGAGCAGATCGAACGCCCGCTGACCTTCATCCGCGACCGCGCACAGGACCACGCCGAGGCCAAGGCCAACCGTGTGTACCTGGAGCAGTTCCGCAAGAGCAAGAAAGCGATCCTGATGCAGGAAGCCGAGCGCGAAGGAATCAAGACCATCGCCGAGCGTGAGGCATTCGCTTACGCGCACCCGGATTACCTGGGGCTGTTGGACGGCCTCAAGGTTGCCGTAGAGCGCGAGGAGTACCTGAAGACACAGATCGGTGTGGCTCAGCTGCGAATCGAGCTGTATCGCACGGAGCAGGCAAACCAGCGAGCAGAACGGAAGGGGTACGGCGCATGACCAAGGCCGAGAAGCAGCACCTAAACCGCGTCGCAGCCCTCGGCTGCATTGCCTGCTACCTGCAAGGCACGCCGGGTACGCCTGCTGAGATCCATCACCCGCGCGCCGGTCGCGGCAAGGGGCAGCGCGCAAGCCACATGGACGGCATACCGCTCTGCCCAATGCATCACCGTGGCACCGTACACCCGGCCATCCCAAGCATCCACCTGGCAAAGCGGGCATTCATCAAGCGCTTCGGCACCGAGGAGGAGTTGTTGCAGTTGGTGCAGCAGCTGATCGATGGGAGCGCTGCTGCATGACAGACTCACCACTAGGCCGCGCCTGCCCTGACTGCGGCGAGCCCATGAGCAATATGCCAAGCCTGAACGCCCGCCAATGCGCCACCGGATGCAAAGAGACATTCGCGTGGAACCTGGCACCCGGCCAGCTCCCCCTGATCGCAAACAACAGAGCCACAAGGAAGCCGCAATGACTATTAAACCGAAACACGTATTTGCCGACCTGCTGTCTGTCGGCCTCAGCGCGGCGCTCGTCTTTGGCTCCGGGGCGCTGCATGACTTCGCCTATTACGTCCTGCTGGTGTTCGTTTCGCTGGGCTGGCTGGACTTGCTCTGCGTGGGCGTGAAGGGAGAGGCCGCCGAGACGATTCGCGACCGAGTGTGGTGGAGCGGCTTTCTATCGGTGGTGCAGATATCGGCCTTGATCTTTTCCGGTCACTCGGTACTTGCGGCATTCAGCCTGGTTCTGTCGATGCTCATCGTTGCATCGGCTTTCAAGGAGCAGCAGGCATGAAGGCCCATCAGATCCTCGAAGCCGGCTTAGGCCACATGAAAGACCGCTCTGCCACCTACGACAAGCCGGCAGGCGAGCGGAGCATGGGCGCCACGATTGACGCATTCCGCGCCATCACTGGCCACGACCTCACCGAAGAACAGGGCTGGCTCTTCATGGGCCTGCTAAAGATGGTTCGCAGCCAGCAAGGCGGGTTCCGTGCTGACAACTACGAAGACCTTGCCGCATATGCCGGGCTGCAGGGTGAGGCCGCATGGGCAGAGCGCGCCAACCCTGACTTCGGCCAGCAGAACACCATCGACTGCCGCACGGATGAGCAGAAGGGGTTCAACGACCCTCGCACCGTGGAGGGCGTGGACGTGTCGTTCCCGACCGAGAAGCACATGAACTTCGCGCCGGATGTGGCTGGTGAATGACTTCATCTGCGGCGAATGCTGGATTGAACTTGGCGGAATTGACTGCCGATGCTCGGGCGCTGATCGAAGCGGACAAGAAAGCGTGCTGGATCCGGTGGAAGTGTCGCGGCCTGCCGGAGAAGGAGAAGCAGAGGCTCGGGCCGCAGCTGCTGGCAGCTGTTCCGGAGAGTGCGCGACCTGCCGTTGTGGCGGCGCTGAAGGCGAGGGCAGGTAAATGACTTTCCCGATCCGTAAAGCCTCAGCCCAAACCACGGTAAAGCCGGCGAAAAGTGCTGGATCGGGAAAATCGTCTGCGAGCGAGGCTGAGGACCTCCTGGCGCTCCACCTGCGCGCAGAAGGCATCGAAGCCATCCGAGAGTACCGCTTCGCTGCTGAAGCTTGTGGAGGGCCTGGTAAGGGCCTGCGTGATCGTCTGGCTAAGGCCGGGCTGCAGGACTGGCGCGCGGACTTCGCGCTGCCGGAGCAAGGATTGCTGATCGAGGTCGAGGGCGGCGGTTGGGTTCATGGCCGGCATAACACCGGCGCCGGCTTCGCTGCCGACCTCAAGAAATACGACGCCGCTGCCCGCCTAGGGTGGCGCGTCTACCGCTGCGACCCCGCCATGATCAAGAGCGGGCGCGCGATTGAGACAATCCGAATTCTGATGCAGCAGGGGGAGGCAGCCTGATGGCCGCACGCAAAGCGACAGACGACGAAATCAAGACCCCGCGGCAAGCCGCCAAGGATGCCGGAGAGCTGTATTACTGGACCGGCAAGCCTTGCAAGCATGGCCATGTAGCAATGCGCCAAACAAGCAGTGGCGGCTGCGTCGAGTGCACGAAGGCAATGAACGCTCGCCCGGAGATGATCGAAAAAAAGAGGGCTGCGATAAACGCCCATTATCAGCGCAACAAAGAAGATCGTCTCAAGTACGGGAAAGAGTATCGCCAAAAAAATAGGGAGAAATTTACGCAGTGGATGGCGGACTGGCGAAAGGCGAATCCAGAGCGGGACAAGGCAAACAAGAGAGCGTCTCAGGCAAAGCGCAGGGCATCAATGCGCGGAATGTCGAATAAAGAATTTATCGAGTGGACTGCTTCTCAGCCGAAAATTTGCCACTGGTGCGGCGTTAGATGCGCAGACTCGTATCACGTTGATCATTACGAGCCACTGGCTCGCGGCGGCAGGCATGAGGCCTCAAACCTAGTAATTGCGTGCAAGTTCTGCAACCTGAGCAAGAAAGCAAAAGACCCATACGAGTTTGCCGCTGCGGTTGGGAGATTGTTCTGATGACCTATCGCAACGTGGTTTCCGCAGTAGTGCGCGCCCTGGCGTCGGAGGTGATCAACTCGGCGGGCGGGTGCGATTTTGAGCCAAAGGTGCAGACCGCTCGTGTGCCGGGTGCGATCTGCGGCAAGGAAGAGGCGTTCCTGACTGACTGCTGGGTGTTCTCACGCCTGCACACGATGTTGAGCCCTGAGCACTGGCGCGCATTGGTAGCGCAGTATTCGACTCACGCAGACCGCAAGCGCGTTGCCATCGCTGAGCTGGTCGGCACGATCCAATCCCCGGCGCCGGTTCGGTTCATCAACTGCTGTGTGGTGACGTGGGCCTATCCGAAGCTTCCGGGCGCAGAAGGAAAACGCTCGACCAATGTGCTGCCGGCCGGGTGGTACAACATGGACAACTGGAGCGATGACCCGGTGCCTGTGAAAACGCAAGAACGCTGGCGTCGTGACATCCGCAAGGGCTTGAAGCAGGCCGTTGACCAGGCGCTGATCGAGGCGCACGAGATCCTGGCTGCTGAGGGATTGGTGGCAGGCGAGGCGGCGTGAAATAAATTTGCGGAAATGTGTTGACGAGGAACATCGTTCCGCATAATCTAAACCCATGCCAGCCACAACGGCGAGGCGAAGCCAAGGAGAGACACCATGACCATCACCAAAATCATCATTACCAGCGGAAACCCTGAGATTGGCGCAAATGCTACCGAGCAGGATCATGCTGAGTGGCGTGATGCAGCAGAGCAAGCGCTGGCAAAGGCATACCCGAATGCTGAAATTGAAATCGGCCGCACCGACAGCATGAACAGCGTGCTACTCCTGGAAAGCGACGACGAGGATGAAGAAGTTGGACGCGAAAGCCTCGCATATCAAGAGGCCATGCAGATCCTGGAGCGTATGTGGTAAGGCCAGACGCAAGCCATCACAATCCAGACCCGCGCTACCTGCGCGGGCTTCTGGAGCAGGCGGGGCTCAGCCAGCGCAAAGCGGCAGACTTGATCGGCATAACCGATCGGGCAATGCGGTACTACCTGAGCGACGAGTCGAGCCCTACATTCAGGCCGGCGCCGTACCCTGTGCAATTCGCCATGGAATGTCTCGCGTCATGCAAAGATGGTTGACATGACTGATCCATTGAGCCATTCTATGCCTATCTTGGTCATTTCACGCGTTGAGATGGCCGAGACAGCCCTACGACCGCCCAGCGCCGGCATGACCTGCGCGCCAACAGGCTAGGGCACCAATCCAAGAGCCCTGACTTCGGTCGGGGCTTTTTTATTCACATCGAATTCGATGTGTTTGCGCGAACGGCTGATTAGGGCTCGACCACCCGGCGCCCAACCCAATCCCCGGCCTGCTTGCGATCGGCTACGCGCCACACGCAGCACACTGCGCGACCTGACAACAGGTATCGCCCCGTAGACGTGCGGGGAATCGGGCTTTACAGATGGCCGCTGCCTCTTCCATTGGTACGCAGCGGTTCTTGATTTCCGGCCACATGCCTGCCTCCTTGCTCATAGGCGGATCGCACGCGCATGTGAGGCCGGACCTATTCACTCTGCCGCATAGCTGAGATGACCCATGCCAGAGAAAAGCCCTGACTTCTGGGTGGCGCTAGCTGCAGCCCTACGCGAACACGGCCTGGCCATGATGCTGACCTTCGTTCTGTCCTACATCCGAATCCACCTGTACGGCGACAAGAAGAGCCCATTGGCCAGGCTGCTCGAATCAACATTCGGCGCGCTGCTGATCATGCTCGTCGGCTTAGGCGTGAACGCCATGGGTGCAAACCTCGCCTGGACGCTATTCGCCGCTGGCTTGATCGGGCTGCTTGGCGTGGATCAGGTTCGCGCACTGGCCGGCAAGTGGGCGGAGCGCAAGGTGTCGCAGTGAAACGCCTCCACGCCCTGGCCCTGTTCACCTACATGGCTGCCTGTATCGCATGGCTGTGCGTGTGTGAGGCATGGAGATGGGGGAGGAGAGAGTGGAGGCAGCATCGAACGCCATTCGAACGACGTTGAATGAATCATCCGTGATAACACCCCATGAATGAGGCCCAGCTATGGCCCTATGCGGAGCTAAGACCCGCAGCGGGGAACCATGCAAGCGGCACGCGGTACCGGGTTCCAAGCGCTGCAAGCTACACGGTGGCGCGGCGGCGAAGGCCAACAAAGGCAATCAGCACGCAGCCAAGCCCGGATCCATCTACAGCAAGTATCTGACGGATGAAGAGCAGGCCGACTTCCAGGCTGCCGAGATTGACCAGATCGACCAAGAGCTACGGCTAACCAAGGTGTTGCTGAATCGTGTGCTGATGGCGAAGGGTGACGGCTACGACCTTCTGGCTGATCGCTACCTGGCGCGCATCGAGTCGCTGACAAAGACCCGCGAGGATCTGGAAGGCAAGCGCCTGACCAACGAGAAGCTGCGCCGCGAACTGGAAGACCCGAATCAGGGCTTGCCTGAGCCGAAGCAAGTCATCATCGGGGTGGAAGATGCAAGCGACCCTGAAGCTGAATAGGCCGCAGTTCGAGTTCATCAGCCACCCGAAGAAGTTCTCTGCGTTCGTCGGCGGGTATCGAAGCGGCAAGACGTTCGTAGGCTGCGTGCGGCTGTGTATCAACGCACTGGAGCACCCTGGCATTCCTCAGGGCTACTTCGCGCCGACCTATCCGCAGATCGCGGACATCTTCTACGACACGATCCCCGGCGTTGCCGAGGCCTTCGGGCTGTTCGCCGACATCGTGCCGAGCAACAAGCGGGTGCATCTGCGCGACTCGAAAGGCCGCTGCCTGTCGACGATCGTCTGCAAGAGCATGGAGCACCCTGGCCGCATCGTCGGCTTCAACATCGCGCACGCCCTGGTCGACGAGATCGACTGCATGCCGATCAAGAAGGCTGATAGCGCCTGGAAGAAGATCATCGCCCGTATGTCGACCGTCTGGCCGACTCGCGGAGAGAACACCATCGACGTGACGACCACGCCGGAGGGGTTCAACTGGGTATATCGCAAGTTCGTCAAGGAGCTGGCCGCGAACCCAAGCCAGCGTCCGCTGTATGGCATCGTCCACGCCAGCACGCGGCAGAACGCCAAGAACCTGCCGAAGGACTACATCCCTTCGCTGCGTGAGTCGTACCCGGCCAACCTGGTCGACGCCTACATTGACGGCCAGTTCGTCAACCTGGTTAGCGGATCGGTCTACCCGAACTTCTGCCGGCGGCTGAACCACACAGACGAGACGATTCGCCCGGGTGAAGAGCTGCACATTGGCCTTGATTTCAACATTAATCGAATGGCCGCCGCTGTATTCGTCATTCGTGACGGCGAGCCGATGATGCTCGATGAGCTGACCAGCCTATTCGATACGCCCGCGATGATTGAGGCGCTGGAGACCCGATACCAGGGTAAGCACAAGATCACCGTGTACCCGGACGCCAGCGGTAAGAACCGCAAGAGCGTCAACGGCAGCGAGTCGGATCACAGCTTGCTCAAGCAGGCCGGCTTCACGGTTCGCGTCAACCCGGCTAACCCGATGGTTCGTGACCGGGTTCTAGCCGTCAACGCCATGTTCCTGAATGGCGATGGCGTGCGCCGGCTCAAGGTCAACACCGACAAATGCCCGGTCACCACTCAGGTGCTCGAGCAGCAGGCATACAACGAACACGGCGAGCCCAACAAGGACGGTACGGAAGACCCGGCCGATGCCTTCGGCTACTTCGTCGTTCACCGCTTCCCGATCATAAAACCGGCCAAGCCGCAGACAAAATCACTACGGATGTAAAGCCAATGAGCAACGACCCGTCCAAAACAATCCCGGCCGTGGACGCCATGCGCGAGGATTGGGCCATCGTTGCGCCGCTGATGGGTGGCACGAAGGCTATGCGGGCCGCCGGGCGTGCTCTGCTGCCTCAATACCCGGCCGAAGAGGACGAGACCTACAAGGAGCGCCTGAGCCTCTCCACGCTGCTGCCGGCCTACGCTGAGACGGTCAACAACATGACCTCTCGGGTGTTCGCTGAGCCGCTGCAGTTGGGTGACGACGTGCCCGAGCGCCTGGCTGAGCTGTGCAAGGACATCGATCTTGCCGGGAATGACCTGAACAGCTGGTCGGTTGACCTGTTCCGCCACGCGCTAAGCCATGGCCTCTGTCACGTGCTGGTTGAGTACCCGCGCGCCGAAGGTCTCCGCACTCGCGCAGACGAGATCGCTGCAGGGGTTCGCCCTTATGCCGTGCTGATCCGCCCCGAACAGGTGCTGGGCTGGCGTGTCGACGGCGGCAAGCTTGCGCAGTTCCGCTACATGGAGTCGATCGAGGAGGCGGAGGGCGAGTTCGGCGTGAAGTCGATCGCCCAGGTGCGAATCCTGGAGCCTGGCATGTGGCGCACCTATCGCAAGGCCGAAAATGGCGGCGCATGGGTCCAGCACGACGAAGGCACTACCAGCCTCGGCTACGTGCCGCTTGTCTCGTTCTACACCGGCCGCACGGGCTTCCTGACGGCAAAGCCGCCGTTGCTCGAACTGGCGCACCTCAACGTCAAGCACTGGCAGTCCCAGAGCGATCAGGACAACCTCCTGCACGTCGCCCGGGTGCCGCTGCTGTTCACCTTCACCGACGACGAGCAGTTCGAGCTGGTGATCAGCTCAGGCAGCGCGACCCGCATGCCGAAAGACGGCGATGCCAAGTACGTCGAGCACACCGGAGCAGCTATCAACGCTGGCCGGGAGTCGCTGCAAGACCTGATCGAAGAAATGCGGATGGCCGGCGCCAAGCTGCTGCAGAAAGAAAAGCAGCAGACCAAAACGGCGACCCAGGCGAACGAGGAGGCAGCGCAAGAGCTGTCACCGCTGGCTCGCATGGCCAACCAGTTCGCTGATGCCCTAGCGCAGATGCTGCAGGTCATGGCCGATTATCTCGGCCTCGGCGATGGCGGCATGGTCGAGATGCGCGGCAACTTCGATCAGGACTTCGCGCCGGAGACAACGCTGCCGTTGCTGCTCAACATGGCGTCGGCCGGCAAGCTCTCGGATGAAACGCTATTCGCCGAGATGCAGCGCCGCGGCGTGGTCAGTGACGAATACAGCTGGCAGGATGAACAGGAACGCATCGCTAGCCAGGGGCCGGCGCTTGGGGTGATCTGATGGCGACCGTCAACGAGCGGCTGTTCGACGAGCTGACAGCCCATGCCGTCGACCTGCAGCAATATTCAGATGGCGTAGCGCGCCGGATGATAGCGCTGCTGAATCGCGTTGACGCCGACCTTTCCGCCGAGCTGGCTGCAGCCCTGGAGCGCATGCCTGCTGATTCGTTCACAGTCGAGCGACTGGAGGCTCTGCTGGGCTCCGTCCGGCAGCTGAACGCAGCAGCCTACGCGAGCGTCACGGAGGCGCTACAGAGCGAGCTGCGCGCCTTCGCGGCATATGAGGCGGGCTATCAGTCCAGCCTGTATCAGTCAGTCATTCCGGCAGCTGTGCAGGTGCGTTACTCGATCGCCTCGGTATCGCCGAATCAGGTCTACAGCGCGGCGATGTCCCGGCCGTTTCAGGGGCGCCTGCTGAAGGACTGGGCCAGCAACATCGAAGCCGGCCGTATGACAAAGATCCGCGACGCGATCCGCATCGGCTACGTCGAAGGCAAAACTGCATCGGAGATCGTGCGCGGCATTCGCGGCACTCGTGCTGCCGGTTACGCTGACGGGCTGCTACAACGACCACGGCGCGATCTGATGGCGGTTGTGCAGACGGCTATCAGCCATACGGCGCAGGTGGCGCGCGAGCAGTTCAACGAGGCCAATTCGGATCTGATCAAGGCGGAGCTATTTCGCGCCACGCTCGACTCAAAAACATCTCCGCCGTGCCGAATTCGTGACGGACTGAAGTATGAAGCCGGCACTCACAGGCCCATCGGCCACAAGGTTCCCTGGCTACAGGGTCCAGGCAGGCTGCACTGGAACTGCCGCTCGACTTCAACGCCTGTGACCAAATCATGGCGCGAGCTTGGGATTCCGATTGACGAGATCAGTCCGAGCGACCGCGCAAGCATGGATGGGCAGGTTCCTGCCGAGACCACATTCGCGTCCTGGCTGCAACGCCAATCGCCGGCCCGGCAGGATCAGGTACTAGGCCCGGAGCGCGGCAGGCTGATACGCGAGGGCGGGCTAAAGCTGCCGGACCTGTACAGCCCGAACGGCCGTTATCTGACCCTTGATGAGCTGCGCAAGCGGGACGCCGAGGCCTTTGCTAGACTGGCCGCATGACCGACCGTCCACGATTCCACGTCATCCACGGCACGCCGCCACCGCAGACCGAAGCGGAGCAGGTGCGCGAGCGTGTGCGAAAGGCGCCGAGGCCGAGCGCCATGCCGCAGTGTCACCGATGCGGCGGGCGCGAGTACGTCGAAACAAAGATCGGCGCCGGAAAGGGCGCGACGAAGCAGCGTGTTTGCTTCCTGTGCGCCATGAAAGGCGAGAGGGTGGTGATGTGATGATCGTGCGCAGTCACTTTGGGCCGTTCGGTATTGCAGTAGCCAATAACCAGCGCACTCCCGGCTATACGGCTTGGGCATGCCATGGGGACACAGTTGCCGATAATGCCGCCTTCGAGCCTGCTGACGATGTGTGGTTCCAGTTCGGGAGCAGCGCAGAGGAAGCCATGGATCGCCTGAAGACCGAGCTGCGTGCCATGCTGAACTAAGACCTGTCGATCAAACCAGAGCCCGGCCAAGCGCCGGGTTTTCCATTTCTAGAGCCTCGCCATCGTGCGGGGCTTTTTGTTTTCCGCCGAAAGGCAACCAAACACGCAGCTAGGCCCGTACAGCCGAAAAGCGGATGTTCGCTCATCCGTCCGCCCCGCTGCGTTCCTATTCGACTGGTGAGCGAGGTAATGCAGATGCGCGAAAGCAACGTCATCCCGTTTCACTATCAAGGCCAGCCGGTGCGCTTCAATAGCGACGGATGGATCAATGCGACCGCTGCTGCGTCGGTATTTGGACAGGAGCCAAGAGATTGGCTGAGACTCCACGAGACCGAGAGCTACATGCGGGCGCTGGCCAAACACCTAGGCATCCCGTTTGAGCCGAAGATGATCGAGAGGAAGCAGAGCAAGAAGGTCTCTGGTGGTAAATCCGGTTTCCGCCCCGAATTGAGCAACTGCGCGGGCTTGGTGATGACTCGTCGGGGCTCAGCCGCCAATGGCGGCGGCACGTGGCTGCATCCAAAACTTGCAGTTGCATTCGCCCGATGGCTAAACGTGGACTTTGCCGTCTGGTGCGACCTACACATTGACGCCCTGCTGCGCGGCGAGTTGACCGAAAAGCAGCAGTTCGACCGAGCCTGCAAGGCTCTTTCCGATGCAAGCGATATCGCCAGCCTGAGCGGCAGCGAACTTGCCAAATTCCGCTGGCGCAAGCCTGGCCTGATTGCTCAGGTCGAGCACTGGCGCGAGCAGCTGCAAATGACATTGGGGCTTGAGGCCGCATAAGGCCTGCCCACCCAAACACACCGCCGCATGGCGGTTTTTTTATGCCCGCAGTTTCGGATGGGACGGGGCGCCACCGGGCCGGATGGCTCAACGCAATGGCCGGATGGCCGGAGAAAGACGAGATGAAACTGAAGACCGTAGAAGTCGATGGCAAGCAGTACGCCGAAATCCAAGACGGCAAGCCCGTTTACGTTGAGGACGACGGCAAAGAGGTTGCCTTCGACGCGGTTGGCACCCGGGCGACCATCACCCGACTGAACGCCGAAGCCAAGCAGCACCGCGAGCGCGCTGAGACTGCCGAGAAGACCGCCAAGGCCTTCGAAGGCATCGATGACGCCGGGGCGGCTCGCAAGGCTCTGGAGATCGTCGCAAATCTCGACGCTAAGCGCCTGGTGGATGCCGGCGAGGTCGAGAAGGTGAAACAGGAAATCGCCAAGGGCTATCAGGCCCAGCTGGACGAAGCCAACACCAAGGCGCAGACCCTCGAGCAGCAACTGTACGGCGAGAAGATCGGCGGCAGCTTCGCTCGCTCCAAGGTTATCGCCGAGAAGCTGGCTGTTCCTGCAGACATGGTGCAAGCCACCTTCGGGAATCGTTTCAAGATCGAAGACGGCAAGGTCGTCGCCTATGACGCCAACGGCAACAAGATCTTCAGCCGTGCGCGCCCGGGTGAACTGGCCGACTTCGATGAAGCGCTGGAATCCCTCGTCGACGCTTACCCCTATCGCGACACGATCCTTAAGAGTTCCGGCGCCAACGGCGGCGGCGCTCCGAACGGAAACGGTCAGCCACCCAAACCCAAGGGCAATTTTGGCGGCAGCAAAGAGGATCGCCTCGCAGCCATCAAGGCCCTAACCGCACAGAACTGATAGGAGGCCCGAATGGCCCTTTCCGATATGAAGGTATTCAACGAGTACCTGAAGCACACCACCATCGAAACCATCGCCCAGATGGTCGAGAAGTTCAACGCCGCGTCGAATGGCGCGATCCGCCTGACCCCGCAGGGCATCGATGGGGACTTCCTGCAGGAATCCCTGTGGGCTGGTCTGCACTCCGCCCAGCGTCGCGTCGACCGCTACGCCACCAACAACGCCCAGTCCGCCACCGCGCTCGCGCAGGTTCAGGCCAACAGCGTGAAGGTTGCCGGCGGCTTCGGCCCGATCCTCTGGGAGCCGTCCCAGCTGTCGTGGATTCAGAAGAACCCGGCCGAGGCGCTGGAGGTCATCTCCCGCAACCTCTCCGAAGCCATCATGGCCGACCAGCTGAACACCGCTATCGCCGCCCTGGTTGCCGCGATCAGCAACGTGGCCGGCGCCACCAACGACGTGTCCGCCACTGCAGGCGTGACCTACGGCGCGATCAACGGCGCTCACGCCAAGTTCGGCGACGCCTCCGGCCTGCTCGTGGCCCAGGTGATGACCGGCGAGGTGTTCCATAAGCTGGTCGGCCAGAACCTGGCCAACGCGCAGCAGCTGTTCAACAGCCAGTCGGTCAACATCGTTGACATCCTGGGTCGCCCGGTGATCGTTACCGATGCCCCGGCGCTGTTCGCCGCTGGCGACCCTGCGGCGACTCCCGCTGTGCCTGCCAAGCAGAAGGTGCTGTCCCTGGCCGACTCCGCGGCCATCGTCCACGACGGCAGCGACGTGGTTACCAGCGTCCAAACCAGCAACGGCAAGGAGCGTATTGAGACAACCTTTCAAGCGGATTATTCGTTTGGTCTCGGCCTTAAGGGTTTTGCCTGGGACATTGCGAATGGTGGCAAGTCCCCGACCAACGCCGAACTGGCAACCGGTTCCAACTGGGAACTGTTCGTCAGCAGCGTGAAGTCGAGCGCTGGCGTGATCACCATCGGTGACGCGACCAAGTAACCGATAGGGGCGGGCTTCGGCTCGCCCCGTTTCTCTGGAGGATGAAATGTCCGAGCAGAAGATTGCATACGTTGAGCATCCGGTTACACCGGAACGGAAGGCCGAGCTGCGCGCTCAGGGCTTCAAGATCATCGACGCTCGATTCGCGCCGCCTGGCGAGGTAGTCGAGCCGCAAGACGAGGCGCCCAAGCCGCGCGCCCGCAAAACCAAGCCAGAGCCGACCGAGGCCGAGTAAATGACCGAATACATCACCATCGCGCAGGTCGACAGCCTGCTGGGGTCTGACTGGACCACCGAAGACAAGAAGGCCCGCGCGGTGCTGATGGCTAACACCTGGCTCAGTGCAAAGCCGCTGCCGGCGTTCGATGAGGTTCCAGCTGCGGTTGTACAAGCCGGGGCAGAAGTCGCGCGGGAGGCGGCCGCAGGGGCGCTTTACGGGGCGTCAGAAACCGGCGTGCTGAGCAAGTCCGTATCTGCTGACGGCGTGTCGAGCAGCAAGACCTATTCGAGCAATGCCCGCAAGGTCACCGCAGGCGAAGCGTTCGCGCTGGCGCTGCTTGCCCCTCTGCTTGGTCCTGCCAACCAGATCAAGATGGTTCGGGGGTAGTTATGGGCTTGCGTGATGATCTGACGGCCGATCTTGCCGAGGCATTTGATACTGACCTGGCCGACGCTGTGACCGAGTTCGAAGCGTTACGGCCGGGCAGCAGTGATTACGATCCGGAGACAGGCACAGCGCCATCTGGCGACGTTCCCTATAGCGGGCGCGGCGTGATCGGTGGCTATCGCTCGGACGAGATTGACGGGAGCCTGATCCTGGCGACAGACAAGAAGCTGGTTGCGCTGCAGGCTGAGGTGACCCTTGAGCCGCAGGTCGGCGACACCATTGCCGGAATGCGCGTGCAGCGGGTCGGCCAAGATCCAGCCCGGGCAACGTGGCGCGTTCAGCTGAGGGGGTGAAATGTCATTCGCTCTCGATCTGACCAAGTTCATCGAGAAGGCCCAAGGCAGCGCCGAAACGGTAGTGCGCAAGGTCGGCATCGACATGCTCGCCAAGGTCGTTGATCGGTCCCCTGTGGGTAATCCTGATCTGTGGGCGGCGAACGCCACTGCCAGCCAGTACAACAACGCTGTTAGCGAGTGGAATGCCACGCTGCGGGATGATCCTACGAACCTGACTGCCAGCGGTCGCCTGAGGCGCGGGCTTAAGGTCAACGACGGCATGGATATCAAGGCGCCGGACGGTTATGTCGGCGGTAGATTCCGAGGCAACTGGCAAGTCTCCTTCGACTCGCGGCCTGAGGATGAGATCAGCCGCGTCGACGCAAACGGGACAGCGACGAAGGCGGCCGGGAAGGCAATGTTCAACAGCTACACATCCGACGTTAAGTCGATCTGGCTGGTGAACAACGTTCCTTATGCCTATCGCCTTGAAACGGGATATTCAACCCAGGCCCCGCTCGGCATGGCCGGCGTTACCGCGGCAGAGTTCCAAACCTTCGTAGATCAGGCAGTTCGGGAGCTGGATACATGAGCAACAAGCGAATCCGGTCGCTGCTCGAGCAGCGCCTGAAAGCATGGGCTGACGCAAGGCCGATCCCGGTCGCCTGGGACAACGTGAAGTTTTCGCCGCCGACCGGGCCGTACATCCGCGCCACGCTCTTGCCGGCTGACACGACCAGCATCGATCTCGAAGGGGCGCATCGGGGCTATCTCGGCCTGTTCCAGCTGTCGATCAACGTCCCGCTCAGCACTGGCCCAGGACAAGCGGAGACGTTAGCAGACGAGCTCTCTGCCCTATTTCCGATGACGCTCCGGCTTGAGTCCGGCTCGTTCTGGGTGCAGATCACATCGCCCTGCAGCGCGTACCCCGGCATTCCTGGCGATACGCATTACATGGTGCCGGTCCGGTTCCGATACCGCGCCGACACCTAGCCATTTTCAAGAATCAAGAGAGCCCGCCATTGAGCGGGTTTTTTTGTGCCCGCTGTTCCAGCACTAACCCTCAAGCGTCGGTCCATGCGGCCGCAAAGGATATCAATTGGCGTTCTCAATACCAGATGGTACTACCATCCACCTCGGCACCACCTTCGGCACGCCGGTCGCTGTGACCAGCATCAGCAATGCCGCAACCGCTGTCGCGACCGCTTCCGGTCACGGCTTTGCCAACGGCGACATCATCGTTCTCAAGACCGGCTGGCAGCGCGCCAACGAGCGCGTGTTCCGCGTGGCCGCTGCTGCTTCCGGCACCTTCGAGCTGGAAGGCCTGGACACCAGCGACACCAGCGCTTTCCCGGTCGGCACCTCTGGCGGTACCGCGATGAAGGTGACCGCCTTCACCCAGGTCAGCCAGATCATCGGCATCAGCACTTCGGGCGGCGAGCAGCAGTTCGCAACCGTGAGTCCGCTCGAATCCGACTTCGAGATCCAGATTCCGACCATGTACTCGGCTCAGTCCATCTCTATGGAGATTGGCGACGACCCGACCCTGGCCGGCTATCAGGCCCTGAAGAAAGCTGCCGACGCTCGCGCCATCCGCCCGCTGATGATGCAGAACAAGAACGGCTCGAAAATCTACTACTACGGCTACGTCTCGCTGAACGAAACGCCGACCAAGAACAAAGGCCAAGTCGACACCGTGAACAGCTCGTTCTCGCTGCTGTCGCGTCCGACCCGCTACGCGGCCTAACTGACAGCCATCTCGCAGAACCTGCTGCAAAGGGCGCCGGAGACGGTCTGGCGCCCTCTTTTTTATCGAATCCCCGAAGAGGAAACACACCATGGCTAAATTCAAACTCGCTGTAGCGCCCACCTTCAAGGCCAAAGTGGCAATCCCGGTTCACGGCGGAGAAAGCGTCGAGCTGAACTTCGAGTTCAAGCACCGCACCCGCGACCAGCTGGCCGAGCTGATGAAGGGCATCGAGAAGCGCAAGGACGTTGACCTGATGGAAGACATCCTGGCGGGCTGGGAGCTGGATGACCCGTTCGGCAAAGAGTCGATCGAGCTGCTCTGCCAGAACTTCGCAGGCGCCCCGCGTGAGATCTTCGGCACCTACATCACAGAGATCACCCAGGCACGCCGGGGAAACTGATCGCCGCGGCTCGCGCCTTGTACCAGGGTGCGGCCGCTGACGACGAAATGGAGGCGTTCGGGTTCACGGCTGAGGACTTCGAGGTAGAAGTCGAAGTCTGGCCTGACAACTGGGACGCCTTCGAGGTATTCGCCGCCATGCAGACGCAGTGGCGCACGGGCATGTCCGGAGCTACCGGGCTGGACTACTCAGCCCTTGAGCCAGTCATGCGCTTGCAGGGCATCAAGAAGCGCGACCAGACCGAAGTCTTTGCCGGGGTGCGCGTGATGGAAATCGCAGCGCTTGAGGTGATGCGGTCGAAGTAGTCAGTCGAACGTGTGGATGCGCTGTATG